TCATTGCCCACCGCCGGACTCCTCTCCCGCATTGACGAGATGGCGTTGGTACGCCCCGCAGGTCACGCGATGTTTCCGGGCCGTATGCCGCCACACGAGCCATGCAGCCCGCCGGCACGCGGTCCATTCGTTGCGGGTCTTCGCGTAGTGGGTCTTGTGCTTGGTCATGATTTCTCCTCACCTCCCGCCTTCCCTGCCATGGCCTCTTCCACGCGGCGCTTGAGCCAGGCGCGCATATGTTTCCGCATAGGCGCGCCGGACTTAAACCAGTCGCGATACCACGCGCCGATCTCCTCCACGCTCGGCACGGCGGCGGCCTTGAGCCGGGCAAAGTCGGCCTTGAGTTCATGTGCTTCCATCAACAGGTTGCCGTGCGCCTCACAGAGTTCCTTGCCCTTGCGCGTCAACTCCGCCGTGGCCTGCTCTGCGGCCTCCTCGCAGGCGCGGCGGATTGCCTCCCCAACTAATCCCGAGAAAGCGTATGCTCTCCACGGCCCGTTGTGATGCTTCTCGACAATCTCGCTGAAGTCCGGCTTGTCCGGCGCGGTATAGCGGCACACGGGGATCTCCTCGTTGGTCCTGCCCTCCGGACCCTCCGTGCCGTGATCGGCCTTGTCCGGCGCGGGCTCGGCCCCATCCCTTGCTCGTGCCGCCGCGTCCTCGGCAGCCTGCTCCATGTCCATCAGCACGGACTCTGGGTCGGACTCGACGGGCTCGGGTGCCAAGCGTAGTCCGGCAAGTTCTCTGCACCTATTCATCCACTCCTCCACCGCCTTGAGTCGGACACCAAATGCCGCCGCACGAAGAGTCTTCCGCTCCTCCAGCGCCGTGAGCCGGGCGGGCTCGGTCGTCTCAACACAATCACACACGACATCAAAGAAGTTGCCCGCTCCATCGTTTTCTCGCATAAATCCCTTACCATTACATTTTGGGCATCGTACCGGCTCGACATACGTGGGCTTCAAACGTCTCGACGGCACCGGAGGAGACGGAACACGCTTTGGTGGAGAAGTATCCAACGGTGGTGGGTTATACCCAACGCGCCGCTTTTCTTTCGTTCTGATTACATGCTCTTTGATAATGGGCGGCAATCCGGAAAGTTTTCTGGTTCGATCATACCATTCTTCTAACGGCTTGAAACTTTCACAAAGTGCATTGACAGTCTCACGAAGTTCATCAATATATTCTATAATCAAACCTTCTGTGTTAGTCACCGCACCAGTACCGTATACTGTTTCAAAAATTTCTTGTAGTCTCTGCTCAATCATCTCTTTACCTTTCCCACTTTGCAGGATACACAGTCATCTTAATGATTACACAGTGCTCATCCGCATATGGTAACAAGCCGCGAAACTCTTCCGATACGACCCCCATGAACCCGCCATATGGTGTAAACGCAAGAGAATCTCCTAACTCCAATCGTCCAATCACGGGGTCTGAGCCTTCATATGGAAAAGCTTTTCGTAGCACAACTTCCACTGTTATCGGTTTATTACTGTCACGCATAGTTCTTTCGCTCGTTCCGGTTTCATGAACTTACTTTACGGATAATCAGAGTACGTCCGTCCTGCAACTCGATGCTTCCATCTCCCCTTCCATGCCCACAACAAGAACCCCGCATACGGATCCCGGCTGTACTCAGTGCAGATACAATAGGCGCAATGCATCGATCGATTCTAGCAACTTTCCACTTTTCATGACCCTCACAAGCCAAGTCAGCCGCTATCCAAACAAGAACCGGCACCGTGTCTCCGTATTCGCACATCGCGCTTTACTTCCCTTCCAGCGCCTTGCGGGCTCTACAAGCCCAACAGCACCTTTCAGTAGCCTCTTCCCTCGAACCATACCAACATGGTCCGGCAAGTTTTTCTACAAATGCCCTCAATCGATTCCGCTCTACCACGAGTTTTGTGTTCTCTTCAGTGAGATGTTTTATCCGATCTTCCAACACTTCGATTTCTCGAAGATGCCTACCCATCAAACCGCCGCCGCCATTGGGCATGCCTTATTCCTCCTGCGATCGCAAAAAGTCAGGATCATAAAACTCGATCATCAATGTACTGTCGCCTTGTACTTTCGCGCGGAGCAGCGCAACTCCATTCAAACATACCCAAACCCTTTTCGTATCCTTATCCCACGCCACTCCAACGTGTTTTACATCCTGGAAATGGTGTTCCGTGTACGCCACGCCTTACCTCTCCTCCAATGCGGTTTTCGCATCCAGCACATGCCGCACCGTGATCTTAGGCTCTTTGGCTCCCTTCGGACCAGACACCATCCAGAGTCCGGTTTCTTCGGGCGGTTGACACCGCGGCCCGTGTTCCTCGTACCACGCTCCACAAATGGCAAACGGTTCCAGCACTTTTCGCAACTTCTCAATCTCAGCAACCAAAGGTGCAAACCGATCTCCACCCGGACTCCATGCGATCAGCATATCCCGGTACCGGATCTCTCTTTTCGCCTGCTCGATTTCCTCCATGAGTCGTTGCTTTTCCCGCAGCGCATCCCAAAAGCACTTGATCACACAATCCGCGCAACGATACCCATCCCTAAAAGCAATCGCCCCAACCAAATTGCCTTTACCGCAAGCGACACACTTCACATCCTGCATGGCCTACACCATCCTTTCGTAACTTGTTCGCCTCTCATACTTGCCTGACCACTTATTGTTTTCACTTGCGCACACTTTTTGCAACCCACACGCCCCATTTCACCCCCAGACGCAGGGGGCAGACCCAAGCCCCCACCATCATTACTTCCCCTCCAAAACAACTAGGCCAGACTGCGGCGCCGCCCCCGAGCTAACCACAACATACCCTATCCATACTGCGCATGAGACGGGCCATAGGTTGCATGAAACATAGCAATGATAACCAGGGCAGTTTGCTACTTTTTCCTGTGCTATTCTTCCCTGTGCTAAGCTTCCCTGTGCAGTTTGTGAAAATGACGCGCGCTAGATTTTCGCTTGCTGCATAGCATTTTCTGTGCCGCTGGCGGATTCCGTGTGTCGGGATGTATCGATACGTCCGGATTAACGCCCGGTTTAACGCCCGCGGGTTCCGCCCGGTTCCGCCCGGTTTCCCCCATGGGCGCGGGTGCGCTGGCCCGCGGGTTCGGGCTACGGTTCCGGGCGGGTTTCCCTTGCCAGCGCGGGCCAGTATCGGCGCGGGTTCGGGCGCGGGCCGCTATGGGCGCGGGCTATTCGCCTATCGGGTTCCGGGCGGGTTTCGCGTTTCGGGCGGGTTTGCTAACAAAACACTAACTTTTTGACGATACAAGCGCAGTTAAGGTAATAACTTGCAACGTATAGCGCTAAAACGGCATTAGATGCGTTTTAACGGGCGGGTTTCGGGTTTGACTTATACCACTAAGGGAAACCAAACCGGGCGTTAACGGGCCGCGCTGGCCCGATTTCGGGCTAAATAGCGCTATTCCCCCGGGCGGGTTCAGGGTTTCGCGGGCTAAAGGTTCCGGGCGGGTTTGGTAGCGGGCCGCGGGTGCGGGCGGGTTTCCGCGCTGGCAAGGGTTCCGGGCCGCTATAACGCCCGGTTTGCGCTGGCAAGGGTTCACGGGCCGCGGGTGCGGGTGCGATTGATAGCGGCCCGCGCTGGCCCGTACAGAGTAACGCCCGGGTTTCTGGCCCGGGCGTTCAGGATAGGCGCCTATTCCGTAGGCTTGCCAGCGCGGGCTAGCGCTAGTCGCGCTGATTCTGCAATTGACGATAGCGCGGGGGAACCCGTTTCAAGCTTCCCCGTTGCGCAAGCCAGAATAGCCCGCAACGTTTCCCCCATGGGTTCCGCTATCCTTGTATCGGCGTGCCCGTACCCATGGGCAAAAGCGTGAACGAACGCCCATGCATTTTTCCGCCCGTACACCGTGCCGACCGGGCGCCCGCTATCGTAGCACGTTGCGTTATCAGTAAAGAAACGATAGCGGCACCCATGTTTATCTCCGGGCGCCCATATGTGCAACGTCAAACCCATACATGCACAATGTTCTCGCAATTCCTGAATATCAGATTTCCGGGCCATTAGGCTTTTTCCCCTTCCCCCACGATACGGGTTTCGGTTTCGGTATCGCTTGCCAGCGCAGCCGCAAACAGTTCCGCGATATAAACCTTAATATCGTTGCGGTTGCGGCCCGTTACCCTTACGTCAAACCCAAGGGATAGGCTAGGCGTCACGATAACGCTATGATCCGACCAACCGTCATAAAAACCCGCGTTATTCATATGATGAAAACTGGTATAGAAAACCAGTTTATTTTCGCGGGATTTTTCAAAGTCAAACCCGCATCCGCTATCGAAACCGGAACCGGACGGAAAGTAGATTTCTACTAGTTCCCGAATCCGCTCAGTATGCTTTTCCGCCCAAATATCGTTTCCGGTTTTCTTGCATTCTCTGAGCGCTCCGAACGCCCGTGCAATTGCCGTTATCACGCTTAGCATACTATTCCCTTTCATAGTCTTTTTCATCGGGCCGCGAAAAACTTACTAGATGCGGCCCGCAACCGTACGGGCAAACCCAAGCGCTAAACCCGCCGTTTGTGCAATTAGCCAAATTCTCGGCTTTTTCCCATATTTCGTTCGATAGCGTTTCGCAAAATTCCGAAACGGTTTGCAAACGTGGGTTCCCGTTAGCGCCTATCGCGCGCCGATAGCGTTTCTGCAAATAACGGCATGCACGATGATAGCGGCCCGCGCTAAACGCGTTACAATCTCTTTCCCGATCGGTTAACGCGTACCATTCCGCCCGTATCGTGATTAATTCAACCGCGGGCAAGCGCGATAAGTTATCGCGGGCGTTTTGGTAGGCTTCCGGAGTATGTGACCACGACCATACCATAGCCTAATCCCTTTCCCGTTCGATTTCGTCGGCTAACTCAATCTGTAATATCCCGATTTCATCGGAATACTGTAGCGCCCATTCCCCAACGGGCCGCGGAAATAGGCTTGCGTTTTCCCCTTCCCCGTTCCCGTAACTAAGGGATTCAGCGCAAGCGCCTAGAAACGCCAAAAGGGATTCCAGCATAGCGCGGGCGTTCCCCCAACCGCTCAAGTCAGAATCCGTAAAGCTTTTCCCGTTTGACAGATCTATGTACCAGCGCCAAAACGGACGCCCGTGCCGATCGGCACGGTTTGCGGGCGTTACGCTAACCCACGTTCCCCCGATACAAACGCCCGGAGTTAGGCGCGGGCTAATCTGGACAATTCCCATATTATCTAATCCCTTTCCGCGCTGGCCCGCTCAATCAGCGCAAAGTACGGACGCAATTCCGCCCGCAATTCAGAACGGCGGGTTACTAGGCTATCAATTTGGCCCGTTACTGTCCGGGTGCGTGGGCGTTCCGCCTTTAACTGCCGAATCCTGTTTTCAACGCGGGCCAACGATTTCATAAGCCTTAAAAACATAGCTATTCCCTCTCGTTTTTAGATAAGGCGGAACCCGGGGAATCTACGGGGAAGAATACGGGCCAAACGTACCCTATGCTTTTCCCCCGTAGCAATATCGGCCACTATCAACCGGGGAACCCGCGAACCCGCGGGCGTTCGGTACCAGTATTTCCGCAGCACGTTGCACAAACGCGGGCCGCTATTCAACCGAACCCACACTACCATAGCGCCTATCCCTTTCCGGTTTGGCCCGTACATACGAACGCCCGCGGGGGAACCGGGCCAGTATTCCCCCGCGGGCGTTAATCCGTTTGGTATCGGCGCCGATACCATAGCCTATTCCTTAGAAACGCGTTTCTATCTGTATAGTCGCCAACCGGGCCGGTTTTGTCCATACTTTCCCCGGAAAAGTAGAAAAAAGTATCTTGCCAGCGGCCCGCGCCGATATACTATTTGCCAGCGCGGGGGAACGGTCCCCCCGTTCGGTCGGAATAGGCTTTTCAGGATAGCGCCTATGGAAAACGATTGAACCCGCACCCGCCCGAACCCGCACCCGCCCGCACCCGGGCCACTATTCCCCCGCGCTGGCCCGCACCCGCCCAAACCCGTCAAACCCGCCCGCACCCGCCCGCACCCGCAAACCCGCCCGCGGCCCGCTACAAAACGACAGTTAACTCGTTTAACGCTACCCTTAACGCGTTAACACCCCCTAACATCTGGTTAACGTTACCAAACGGTAGCGCGCCGGATCCAGGGTAGGGGGTCTCGGGCCGAAAACCTCCTATTAAGGGTGTCGCATACTTACACGGGTTTAAGCAGTTCAACATACTTACACAATTCCCCGCGAAAAACGCTGCAGTTTCCCTCCACATGCAAAAACCCGCGCCCCGAGACGTTGCGCCCCGAGACGCGGGCCGAAAAGGAATAAGCAGCCTGAAGAGTAGCTAAACAGACTCCACTAGTCAAGGGTCTTCACCCTCAGTTTAGGGGGGAGCGTTATGTGCTGCGCTCCCCGCTGGTACGTTGGGGTAGGGTGTAGATTCGTCTTATCTGTATAGGGGGGTGATGGGGTAGGGTTTGTTATGGGGTTTGGTTTGCCTACGGGGGTAGTGTATGGGGTTGTCTATGGGGTCACTACTATATCCCATCCTATAGATTCCGCTCTAGGGGTGTAGGGGGGCGCTAGAGGGGATTCTGAGGGGCGCGGGGTCTTATGCATCGTGGCTAAACCGCGCCCCGTAGAGTAGACCGGAGGGGTTTAGGGGCGGGTATCGTCTTTTTGTATCTCAACCTTAAAGGCGTCCGACAGCGCGGAATCGATCGTTTGCGCCAGATCCCGCATTTGATCCCCGGTCAAACGGTCTTCTTTGTAAAGGCGTCGGGCCACCTTGCGCAGCCGATCGATTGCACGCTCTTCAATCCAGTACATGTTTTCCATTTAACCACTATTCCCTTCTGCAAAGAAGTTTTTTTCCAGGATAGCGCAGTAAACGGTTCCCCGGTTTGTCCGCCCATCGTTTACCCATTGCAGTATGTAACCGGCCCCGATCATACATTTCCGGTCGAAATCATAAATGTATGTTTTGAACCGATCACGGTATTCAGTTTTCAAAACGCTGCGGGCGTCTTTGAGACGACGCAATAATGCGGCGCGGTTGTTACCGATCTCCGCAGCATCTTTGTAAAGACGCGGGATCACTTGCGCGGTCATTAGATCGGCCACACGCGCATACTGCGCTGACAACGGGCCAGGATAACCGGCAAGCTTTCGCGCATACTCGATTCCCCTTTCCGCGCCCATTTCCCGCAACAATACGTCTGCAACGTACTCGTCGGATGTATCCATCATTACAGTTTCTCTCCGGCAGTCTTTTTCCAGCATTCACGACAACGGGTGTAATGCGGGGGAGCGCGAAAGCTTTTCCCGCAAACACGACACGTTATAGATACGCTGGTTTTCTTTTCGCGCCGCAATGCATCGGCTACGGCAGCGCGATTCGCGGCAGCCTGTTTGCACGCCCGGCAAACGCGCTCAGACGGACGGGTAGCCACAAAGATACTTTTGCATACCCTGCACATTTCATGTTTACGGTACCCCATCAAATCTCGTCCAAACGTTCTTGATATTGGCTATCGCTTTCGGCTTGCAAAACACCCCCGATATAGTAGACCCGTTTTCCAACGTCTCGAAACTGTATGCTCCCCAGGAATCCCGAGACCGGCCAAACACGCCCGAACGCCCGCAAAAATTGCTGCCCTACGTCCGCTCGGGATAGCGTTACATACTGCCGCCGCTCGCGTCGGCAAAACGGGCAAAACCCATCCTGCAAATCAGGAGCGGAAACCTTGCGTTTGCATTCTTCACATTGTACTAGCATGGTTTTTCTATTCCTTTCCGGAGTTACCCGGCGCGCGTGTTATACGGTTTGCGCGCCGAGCATACATGTTTAATCCGTTACCCCGCGTCGTTTGGGTTCCATAGTTTAATGACGCACCCGCCTTTCCCCATTTTTTCGCGGGCGCGGCGCGCATCGAGTACATGGTTAAATGGCCCCCATGCGTTAAACCCGCGAACGATGTTTCCCGTTACTATGATCCATAGCGTATTGTCTTTGCGCATCATTTCCTGACAAACCGGGCATGTAACTTCCCTTGCAAGACACGTAGTTTCCGCGCTCGGGCCAAGGGGCGCTCCGCAACGCGTTTGACGCCCGCTATCGGGCGCCTGAAACCACAAATGGACAATACCCATGTTTTCTTATTCCTTTCCTTACGGTTGGCCCTGAATCTCGGGGACAGCTTTTGCAAAGACTTCCGGGTAATGTTTGCGCAAAACTTCGTCTGGAATCAGGGTCACGTTGCAGCCCTTCATATCCTGCAGGAATTTTTCGCGCAAACCGGGGATTCGGTTTTGTAGCCAGCGCTCAAAGTCTTCGGCGTCTTTGCACAAGTGAATCAGGGATCGGGTTTGCCAGTCTTCACTTAGCACCCCGTAAACAATCGTTCTTTGCAATGCGCCGAGCGGGTCCGTATCCCCTTCCCCCCAGGGGCGTCTTCCCCCGATAAGGTCCGCCCAAAATTTCCCGTTCGCAATGTAGTGCATCGGGCAGCCGTCTTGATCGGTCAAATGCCAGCGTGCGAGACGGTGGTACAAATCGGGGAAATGCTTCTCGATTTCATCGGGCATTTGTCCGCCCGCGTGATCCCTCCATCGTCCGTTCACTAGTACGTCAATCTCGGCCGTGAGAGAGAAATACGGCAAGCGATTTCCTTTGATGTAGTGCATGCCGTATCGCGCACGGATCCGGAAATTCTCTTTCCGTTGCGTGTACATCTTCTCGCGCGTCTGAAACGTGTTCAGCGTTTTGGATCCATACCCATAATCTACATGGATAGCCACGGGTACCTTGGGCTTGTCTTTTGGTTTACGGGCCATGAAACCTATTCCCATCCGGCCATGTAACGCGCGGTGTCTTCGGAAGCTTCTTCAAGCTTGTACCCTGCCGCTACATCTACGGCAAAAGCTTCGGCTGCGCCCGCATCGTCTGGAGTATTACCGATCGGTACCCATCCGAGATTTGTATGGATCCACACTTTCGGATCCGTGTCGGTACGAAACTGAATACACGTTGTCGTATCAGGGGAAGACCAGAAACGCGTCCGTTCTGTTTTCGTGTTCATGTTTGCCTATTCCTTTCCGTCTGTTTTCTGGCCTTTGAACGCGGTTAGACGGCAGTAATCCCCGGCGGATTCATAGTACCAACCCCAATAGCGCACCCCGTTCGTACCGTACGCACTAATGTAGCGCCGACACCCGCCGAAATTATCCCGTACCCGGCCCCCGAGAATTGAAATTCGCGCTAGCTTATCCCCTGTCCATGTACCGATGTAACGCTTTTTCAGATCGTCCGGGTGAAACACATAAGCGAAATATCGGCGCGGGGGATCATTCACCCAATCGTGAATTTCAAGTTTACTCCGCTCTTCGTTCGTAAGTCTGCAGTTTTCGGGTACGTCGTCCGGATCATAGCATGCCCAACCGTTCCCGAATCGCTCCCGAACCCATGTTATATAGCGGTCTAATCGGGCTTGCAATTCTCGGGCTTGCGATGCGGTCAGGGGAACGAAATCCGCAAAGGTAGCCATCATCCTTCGGTACCCCTTTCGCCCGGCAGAACGACGCGCAGCCCGTATGCATAGCATTCCCCCGCGTTCGTATAGATACCGGCTTCTCCGGTCGTGACCGCAGCCGAAAACGGCTGATAATTTCCGCGCATCGGATCAAACCGGAACAATTGCGCCGCATTGCGGGAAAGCATTTTAATTAGCATCATTTCCCCGGCGCAACGCATGTGCATGCATACTTCCGAATGCGGCGCAATGCCGACGAAGTACTGCCCGGGTTTCAAGTCAACCCGGGGGAAACTACCGAAAATAGCGCTGCTAAGGTCGATTCCATCTTGCATGATTTCCTATTCCTTTCCGTTAGAAACGAAGCAAACACGCCCATTGCCGACGCGAAAACGGGCTAAGGTACTGCGGATCCGGATCATTTAACCACGTTTCTAATTGGGCGCGCAAATCACGCCGAAACGTGGAGCGGAATTGCTGTACCCGTAGCAAACCACAAACGGCCGAGCGCTCGGCTAAGGTCATTTTCAAAATCCGGGCGAGCGCTCGGCCCTTAACGTGTGTTCTTGCGTCGTCACGTATGCGGGCAATCTGCAGCCGAACCGCTCGGCAATGGGCGAATTTCTTTTGCTTCCGTTCCCATACACGATAGCGCTCGGCTAACTCCGGCGATGCGTCTACCCGCGCCCCGTTTAGGTACGTCCAGCCGCGCGTCGTTGCGTAACACGTTTCTTTGAACGTATCGGTTTCCGGATCGTAATACACCGCATAAAAATCGGAATCATCGTGATAGTTCCGCTCCCGCAGCGCGACAACGCACCCGCGCGCATACGTGACGAAATAGGTTGTCTTATGGTCTATACCCTGAAAATGCAACGGATGCACCCGGCAATAGGCGCCCGGCGCGTCGGGGTCTGATACGGTTTCAGTAATCGCCATGGGCTATTCCCTTCAATGAAGCAGGGGGGCGCGGCCCCCCTGCTTATCTACTCTGCTTTCCGAGCGCGGCGCGGTTTCGCTGAAACGTGTTACGCAACGACTCGGCTTCGGTCTCAATCGCCGCGCTGACTACGGGCACGGCCGTTGCGGTCAGGGATACCCGCCCGGCGCATGTTTGCTTCGTCGTCCCGAGAATGGATTCAACGGCAGCGCGGGCGCGCGTCTCGATTTCCTTATCGGGTTCAAATGCCGGATCCATTGCAGCGCGGACTACGCTTTCCAGCGTTGCCGTATTCACCTTGCCGAAGAGAATGGCGCAAATCCGTTGCCAGGGAATCCGCGCCGCTACCTTTTGCGTGTAATCCTGGGAAACCGTCACCCCGTACCGAATGCGCGCGACCATTTCCCCGTGATAATTGCCAGGGGAAACCGCGTCCCGGATCGGTTTCGCTTCTTTCGCCGCGCTCCACAATCGAGAGAGAACGAGTTTTTCAACGGCTGAAAAATCGTCTTGCATTTGCCTATTCCTTTCCATTAGACGGACAAGCCGAACGCATGAAGCATATACTTCCGCAAACACTTGCGGATTTGCTCCTGCAGGAAATCGCCACCGGGGAAGGGTCCGGCATCATGGTACCCCCAAAGATGGCCGATTTGATGCCCGGCCGCGCGGGAAATCGTATCTGGATTTGCTTTCGCGGCGAGATTGAGAAGAGACGGCACGTAATACTTTTCCCGCATATGAGAAAGCAAATGGTCCGGGTGTACACCCTGCCGCGTCTCAAGCTTCCCATCCTTCACCGTGCCGATGTAACACCGCTCCGGCATTTGGCAATAAAAGCAATCGCCCGCACCCGGCGCGGGTACCTTACCGGCCCACAATGCGGCGACGTAATCCCGACAAAAGCGGTTGATTCGCTCCCGCAGTTTCCGCGTTTTCTTTGCGTCCGGGCCGCTACCCGAAATCCCCCCGCGCGGGCCGATCACGATTCCATCGGCAAATGGAATACCGTTTTTGAAATCGGAATACCCGTTTTCCCCCGGGCGATACAGATACCAAACCCCGCGGTCTGACCCGATTATCCAACCGGACGGAAGGCCGCAATTGATTCGGGCTTTCGTGGTAACGGTTTGCCAACCGCCGGAGTCGAGCCGGATCGAACCGTCTCGGAAATACTGAATAACCACGGTCTCATGGAGTCGGATTCCGTACCATGGGCACGGCTCGGCTTCCGCCCATACTGTAGCCGCTACCAGATACGTGTTATTTGCAAGCTTGCGGCGCCGGGTTTGCCAGATAGCCGCGCAGCCCTTGTAACTGGTAGGGTACTCCGGCGCCCCTTTTTCCCGTGCCCGTTTCGCGCGGGTCACGGGGTTGTCTAGGCGCCCCGTATCGTTTGGCATGTTTGCCTATTCCTTTCCGGGCCGATAACCGGCTGGCCCTTGCCGCGGGCGAATCACGCCCAAACCATACCGTCTATCATATTACAGATCGGTTTCGCGGGCCAAAAGTTTCGGGGGATTTTTGAAAAAAACTATCCCGCGCTCTTTGCGGATCCGATAGGCTATAGCGCTCCCGCTCAGGGTCCGTTAAAAGGATCTGTAACGCGGTTTGTAAACTGACCCGGCTGTTAAACGATACCGGGGTCAGTTAACACCCGAACGGACTCCGAACCGAACAGAGCCCGAACGGTCGGATTCGCGGGTGGGGGTCTGAGCGGCGGGGGAGTCTTTAGGCCCTCACAGACTTACAAGGTTTTCACGCAACTTATTGAACGTGAAACTTACAGGATTTTCAAACTTGACAAATCGATCAGAGTCGCCAACAAAAGAATGACGCATGACACGCGCCCACATCGTTTAGCTCTTTGAAAAATTACAGAGTTTTCCGTGCTGGATTGCGAACGGACAAACACACAATCGGATGGATTCAAAGCTTGTCAGGTTTCCGCCATGGAGCATGCTACTTTGGATGCATTGCTGCGTTTGTTACTGAGGCAATACGGAGCGTTGCGCGCCGTCCAATCAGCAACCGCCACAATGAACCGCTCTTTGTGCGGGGAGTGAGCGTATTAAGAATGACCATTGCAGGGAATAGGGCCTGCCACGGAAAACTCTTTGAAACAATGCCCTGTGAAGCTTGTAGCCTTACTAAATGGTCAAGCACGCTCTTATTCAGGCAGGGAGCAGTACGTAGGTAGCTGCAGACACCGCATACTGCGTCCACGAGCGGTGCTCGTCTTGCCAACGGGTTGTGGGTAAACAATCCCACCACAGGGCGCCAATTCTATGCCCCATGAAACATGTAAGCGTACCATGTGCATGCTTTACCGACACCGGGGAATGCGTTGCGCAAAACGTGTTGTGATCCGAAAGCATGGCTTGCAGTAAGTGTCGCTGCAAAGCAGCATTACTACTCTGCCATGGGGCACCCTTCAAATTTCCGCGCGACGGGCTCTGTATGGATGCGCCAGGGAATAGTACTTAACCCCTGGAGAGGGTTCGAGTCCCTCGAAGAGTGCGGGTCGCCACCGCAACCGTCGCGCCTTATCTTTTGCTGAACTTACAGGAGACTCATGGGCAAGAAGAATCCGATCCAAGAAAACGTTGAACGCATCCTGCGCGAAGGGCCTGGGATCAAGTACGGTCAAAAGTATTACATCATTGCCCGAGATCGCGCCAATAAACGCGTCTATGCACGCGGTTTCGGAGGCATGGGCGTTGGCTGCATGTGGACAAGTGAAAGCGGCCACACAAACGATCCCGATTTTGACGATGCACCAGAAATCGCCAGCTTGGACGCTGGCTTAGATATTAAATTCCCTGGGAACCCGCTCGAAGAACAGAAGAAAGCGCTCTATCGCTACCACGTCAGCATCCGTGGGCATGAGTGGGCCATGAAAGCTGTCGTGTACTTGGTTACAATCCGTGAACGAGAAGCAAAAATTGACAAGCTTTTCCAACGTGGCAATGGAGCACTCATGCTTCGCACTTATCTTAAATTCATGAGACAATTCCACGTTGACATCGACGAAAAGAAACATTACGAGAACCTCAAAAGCCTGATGGCTCATGGGAACCTGAAATGAGCGAAGAAAGTACCGCCTTTTGGCTCGGGCTTTTTCTCGGGCTCATTGCCGGGACAGGATGGGTTTTGCTGATTCTCATTTTAGTAGTTAAGTGCTCCAATGGGTAGACCAAGAAACATCATGCCTGTGCTTCATCGCGCTGGCTACTCTCGAAGAGCACGACACCGTGTACTGCGTGAACTAGTCCGCCCCATGAGACGCCTTCACCAAGCAGCAGAAGCCAGTGCCCAAGCCCTCTCTAAAATGAGCCTGGCTGCTCTGGGCGTTCAGGAATCGTTTGAGCGCGCAATCGAACAATCATGCAAACTACATGATTCCTACCTAAAGGAAGGCATAGACAGGGTTTTCAGCATGGAAGACGATTTGGGGCAAGGCTCCTCGCAGGCGCCCGAAATTTAAGATTCTACATACTTACAGTATTTTGTTGACAAACCCCTCCAACATACGTTATCACGGAAAAAGACCAGTTTACGGAGGGAACCATGAACTACAAAGACGATACAGTAGCCAGGGAAGAGTTGCGGAAGACTATCCGCGATGTGATTCAACCGGGCTGGATGCTCACGGATGAACGTCTGGAAGCGCTCACCAAACGTCTGACAGCACTTCTACCGCATGCCAGCGTCCGCGAAGCTCCATCCATCGAAGTGATCGAAGAACGGCTCAGGAGCGTGCATTGGGCGCATCCGAACGCCTATAGACAGATGGCAGAAGTCATGCATAGCCTATGGGTTGACAAAACAGAACTAGTGGATTCTGCCATCTGATTCCCATACAGATCCAGGTGAGTTTGCCTGGATCATTTTTTGTACTCAGAATGGCACGTCTTCGCTCGAATCGAATACTGGTTTGAGAAGCCCACTTGCTTCCAAACGAACTGCCATTGCTTCTTCAGCTTCCGTGCAATCCGCTTCCCCTCCATGGGCTTCTTTGAGGTTGTTCGAGCGAGTATCCCACCGGAGATTCTCGATGCGGTTGTTCATGGAATCTCCGTCATTGTGGCAGGCATCCGCTTTGGGATCGTCTGGAGCACCGACAAAGGCGAACAACACCAAACGATGTACATACCGCCATACGCGTTTCTTGGGCTCGATGTACAAGCCAACCTTCAAGTAATCCGTGTTAGGGCGGGTTCCCCACAGAGAACGCGTGGGTTTCAGAATGCGTGGGCGATTCGTATCGATGATCGAGCGAATACGCCCGAATGAACTGGCTTCATAGCGGCCGTTGCAGCCTGGGATTGAACGCCAGATTTCACTTTCCACATTATCTACTCGTTCGCGTCGATTCAGGTTTCACGATGTGCAACTTGGCGAATGCGATTTGCCTCATGTCGTCCAAATGCAGTTCCAAAGCGGGTTGCACCATTTGGGAATGCCGTAAATCTTTCGGACGGTACCCGAGCTTCCAAAGGCGTTCCATAAGCTCCTGAGCACCATTATAATCCATCCGAAAAGAAGGCCCAAGGTTGGACGCAGTACTAGCACCTTCCGTAACCGGAGCACATGTCATAGAGCGGACCACATATCGTCCAGTCTGTCCTGGAACGGGTCCATGATCCGTTATCAAGTACACGTCAAGACAGTCGCTCATCGGGTTTTCAAGCAAACCAACTTTGAACATGTAAAACAGGTTTGCATCAATCTGCATTTCTTTTTCCGACATAACGGAAGTGTTCCCCTCTCACACAAAATCCCTTGTTTGAAAGATCATCAAGGATATGTGTAGCACTTACTGGATCCCCAACGAGCTTTCCTTCTACAACCAATTCCAAAGATGCAAGGTCAATCTCCAAATCTGCTTCGACAACTTCATCTACACGGACAACGATTTGCGTTACATGACACGCATTAAGAAGATCGAACTCTTTTCCGGTCTCATCCTGAACGAGTAACCTGCTGTCTCGTGCAAGTCCCGTTTCATTTACCAGCTTCATCTTCATATCGGTGTTCCTGTTTCAATACTTCAAACAGTGCTTTGCGAAAGTACATCACCAAATGCTCAATAAACTGCTCCACCGTTGACCCATAGTACGTATCCCACGTATATGCAAAGTTCCCTCGAAAGACCCCTTGCGGTGTTGTAATCAACAATGCAATAGGAAACGTACCGCCGCCCATCAATTGCTCAAGCGCTTTCTTGGGGTCTGCAGGTAGATCCACTTTTCCATATTTCGATTCCACGATGTTTCGTCCACAGATTCCCGCTAAACGCAATTCGTTAGCACACTGATAAAGCAAAAGATGTGGATCCTTTGCGGCTACGCGAACTATATGCATATCTCCGCAATAGGGACACTTGATCAATTGGCCTTCCTTTAACTGGCGCAGTTTACGAAATTCTGCCCACGATATTACTTCGGACATCTCAACACCAATAAAACAACTCGCAGGACACCGCGGGTAAACAAAGGTTGGTTTGGGATGAATGAGTTGCAGAGTGCCCTGCGAGTTGATTGTACCATTACGGTCTACTACCCAGGAGTCGTAAAGCGACCTCGATGCATGGCTTCAGCACTTGAAGAATGTTTTGACGTTTCTGCCTCTCTACGCACGTAGCGCATTCGAGAACGCAGTTCATCCGGTGTACTTACGCGCATGATCTTGTTCGCTTTTTCACTCCAATACGGAGCCGTTGCTATCTTCACTAAATCCAGTTTGATGTCTCGTTGCGCATCATCCCCAGTACGCATCTCAAACTGAAGACGATTCCTGTTGGCATCCGTATACAAGTAAAACATGTATGCGTTGGCGCCTTGATGGAATCGATTCTTCGCCCGATGATACGCATGGACTGTTCCGTGAACATGCGCTTCAATGCGACGAACATCTTCCTCAATCGGCCATGAAATTATCCTGTTCTTACAGACTTCAGGACCATCCACGAGAATGCCGTACACGGTTCCGCCCATGATCGTTCCTTCTCGGTTAAGGATTTAGACGAAGAATCGACAGATGCGCATTGTGTATGCGTATTTCAGGTACCCCCATCCAACCCCATGGAGGACCAACCCATATCGCCCACACTGTCACGATGTCGCTTTCCGTTAAACTGACCAACCCCGTAAGAGTCACTTCATCCGCATTGTTGAAGAGACCCAAAATCAATGGACATACATAATCCGAATGCCACAAAGACGGAACAGCGACACCATTTACATATATGACAAACTGCACCCCACCGTTCCAACAAGTAGGAGGGATCATTAAAGGTGTACAGATGTCATATGAAATCGTGCATTGCACATTGTAATCGTATACTTCTCCGCCAACGGGTCCAGGGCAAACTTGAATGGAGCTTGTGGCAAAATTCGGAATATCGGATAGAGAAGGTCCATTCGCAGTAAACCCTGTTACTTGTACAGGCACGCCCAAGGGAGTAGGACCAATCGAAAATGATCCCGCTGTACTTGGACGATATATAGAGGCAAAACCGCCCAATGCCAAAGAGGAATCGGTCGCAACCGAATGCAACATTCCGATACCAATGAGAACAGAGCAAACCAGTAAAATACTAATAGTGATCCGCTTTAGAGCTTGCATAACAACCTCCTCACGGCATCAAACGAAGTATGGACAAATGAACCGCTCCGTACTCAACTGTCCAATTTGTTACAGGGGTTATAGGAAATCTTTGTGTGAAATAAAGTTCAACTACATCCATCGGATATAGAGTACACAAACCTGTGATACTACATACCCACAGATCCGTACTATTGGATGGGATAGCGTTTGAAATCACAACCAAACCTGGTCTTTGTACCCCATTCACGTAGACAGCCCATTCTCCCTCTGAGCTTTGAGGCCATCCATTGTGCGCTGAACGCCAAGAAACCGTCGCCTGAATATTGTAATCACAAGGAATATTCGGGTCTCCCCCAGGATCGACAGTTATTGAACTCGTCATGAAATTTGGTATGTCCAACAGGGAAGGTCCGTTGTTGGAAAAACCAATGATCTTTGCCGGAACTCCAGGTACACAGGGTTGGGGGACAATGCCAATGCCCCAAGGCATGTAGATGGAAGCGTAAGCATTGAGAAGCATTGCATCCGAAACTGGAGTAGCGCTTCCCGACATCAAGATCATGCTGAACAGAAGCAGAACAACCAAGAAACCTCGCAGCACCATGAAACTACCCTTTCAGTTTACCCACACACCCCGTCTCCATTGTTCCGATTACCGGAAGCCCGACAGGCTCAAATAAGATTGACGTTTCTCCAACGTATGCAACTTTGAATGTATAGTCTTTGATCACTACCTCTTCGCCTACTGTGAAAATAGACCAGTGCTTTGGTACCGGAGTGCCATCCGGGCGCAACAATGCTGCTTCTTTTGCCAGCTTGCCGAATCTTTCGTCAAACTCTTCGTGTAATGGCTCAAACCGATTTGTCTCTGGATTCATCGTTGGCCTCCTCAGAGGTACAAATAAAAAAGGTGAGGGGACAGCACTGTTAACAGGTATTGGCTTGGTTTGTTAATTAGAAAGGAATAGGCGTGCGTGTCCCCTCACGTTGCATTCGGAAATAGTACCAAGAGCAATTTCTCAAGCACTTGCTCTGTTAGATTCATCGCACTATCTTCATCGAAGCCTTCACTTCTACACCGCGCATAAAACCCAAACAAGCCTGTGGGCACTTCGTTGTTCAAAGCAGCAAACATTTGCTCCATAGCCACCTTGTAAGCATTCATGTTTACGTTCGGTCCACTACCAGATCCCGAACTGCCTTCATCCATCTTTCTTGTCTTTCGGAATGTATGGTTGTGCTTCTGATGAAGGGGCGATGATCACTCCAATCCATCGTTCTGTCCAAAGCGATTCTGTAACGTCTTCATGTTCTCGACGACACCCGATTGACCAACCATCGTCTCGAATAAAAATGATTTGCGGTTTGACCCCAAGCTTCTTAGCGCGTTGACAAGTAACTCCAGTTCCTTCTTGATCAATCACAACGCGCGTTGGTCCAGCAATCATGATCTTCTGAGCCACGCGCCGCAAGTTCACTTTCGGCATCAGTCAATCCGATCATACCGCTCGATTCGTTTTGGGTCGCCAGGCGCCCACCTTGCTTTCTTACGGAAAACTTCAATCCACTGAGAAATCGCTTGCAGCGTAGCGTCCAGCCCTTGCCCCGCAAACTGCCGATATAGAAAACGGACAAACACGTACAGGGCGTCTGTCGCATTCAAAGCATGGTCCGGTTCGACTATCAAAACCGTGAAGTCTTCCGGAACAAACTTGGTTTTCGCTACCCCGCTCCATTCCTCTTGACTGTGTAGAACCAGCACAAACTCTTGCAGTTGGGGAACGCATACTCCCTTTACCACCTTAACATCTGCCGGAATGCTGGACTTAACTCCATCTTCCGGACGAGAACGAATCAATTGAACCAGCTTCTTAAAAGGAATCCTGACTACACGCTCCCCTTGCTCTCCGGTCTCTGTAGGTAAAACAGAATTGGCTGGCACGCCTTCAGCAGATTTTAGCGCATCCTTGACATGCTTTTGGAAGTCATAATCGTTTTCACGGATAACAGATCGTGCAAACTCCATAAAGAACTCAATGTAGTCAGGCTTATCCCAACCGGCTCCCTGAAGAGCCAACTTCATGTAGTAGTTCTCTGCTACCGCGCGTAACGCCGCATCCGAAATAAAGACGTGCTTCTCTGCCATGATCAAGATGCCTTCTTAGCAGGCTTCTTCGGAGCCTTCTTCGGCAGCAAGGCGTACACCGCCATCTTCCGGCCCCGGCCGGGCACCTTGACCTTGATAGCGCCATCGACAACCAGTTTCCGCAAAGCAGCCTTCACGGAATTGTCGTCGAACTTCGGCAGCTTTTCTCTCACGGTCTCCCATGTGAAAGTACCGTTGATCTTCTTGCCAAGGGCTTCCGCAATGGCTTCAGCCACTTTCGGAATTGATCCACGCTTTCTGCGCTTGCGAGTAGGCGCTTCGTCTTGCGAATCCCCATCGACGAACTCGTACTCGTCGTAGATCTTCGCCGTCTCTCGAAGTGAACGGATTCGTGCGTCGTACGAAGCGCTCACTTCCTGGATCTTCTCACGCTTTTCCTGCTCGATCGCCTCAATCAGAGCATCAAGTTCCGACTTCAACATAATCACCACTCCAACTTTGGAAAAAGGTCTACTCCCCATAAGCCCATCACTCTTGCAGCAATGCAGTTATTGCTGCCAGACATTCCTCGATTGTTTGTATCTTACCAAATGCTTCTTCAAACTTTGGCCACGCATTTACCAAAGAAGCTACATAGTCCGCATCCTGCGGTGTTTGAAATACGGCTACAAGTTTACTCGAATGATCAATAACTGTGTAAACTTTACGTCCAACTGCTCTCCATCGTCCAGGACTAGCACTAAATTTCAATTCAGATATTGTGCCAAGCTTTGACATTCAAGCACCCTAACCGAGTAGTTGGCCTGTTAACCCCACCAGGCTCCTCAGCACATGCGCTGACGCAACACCCGCATTGCTTCCGTCGAAGTAATGCGCAACTACTCTTCCAAGTCAACGTTCTCCGGGCCATCAGTTCCCTTGCGGGGTTTCATAGATCGCATTGAAGGGCGTGCTGGCGGGAGATCCTTCATCGCCAGCCATTGACGGAGAACCCCCCGAACTTTCGGTCTCGGACGCGCTCTCGCTTGGGCTTTCTGCAGCCGATGCTTCTCTCGGCGCTTCTGCTGCTTCTTCAGCCGGTGCTTGTGCGACATCCGATTTTTCTCCTGTCATGGGAGGCGCCTCTGATACGGGTACCGGAAGCTTCTCCTCGGGCACCACGCCCCACATCCCGCCAGCACTTAGGTATTCCAAACTGTCTGGAGATATTTTTACCACAAAAAGATCTCCAGCAGAAACAGCATGTTTTTCCGCAGAGGAAGGCGCACCGTGTTTCACTATGGCGCCGCCGCTGCGAAATAGGTAGACATATCTGATCATTTCAGTCTCCTCTTATGGTTCGCCTGACGGCGCAACTTGTTCACTTTTAAGGATTTGTTCCCATTTGTAGAGATCGTCCCTGATGCCCTTTAGCCACAACTGTATTTGGGAAACTTCCTTGCCGTTCTCAGCAAAACCCCTTTTATTCCAAGCACTTAGCTCATGTCTCTGTGAAAACGCCTCTTCAAAACTCTCCTGAAACGGCCCCTTCCAGCGATCCGATAGCCGGTCCCTGATCGTTTCGTAGTACCGCAATACCGCTTCTTCACACTGGCTCCGAAATCCGTGTAACGAGATGCCTGTCGGCACTTCCGGAAGAGCCTCTTTCCAAAGATCAAATTGTGCTTCCAAAAATCCTACAGTACTGATTACATTTTGTCCTGAAGCCCTCTGAGCGACATCAATCACATCCCCATGAAACGCACATTGACCAGCAAAGCAATGCAACACTTGTCCATCATCAAAGAGTTTGGCTGAAGGGTTTGCATCTCCATGGAAGGGACATTGAACACGTCCACCGAAATCTTCCTGCATGTAGATCCCAAAAGCCTGTAGAACTTGAGGCACTGTCAAACATGCTTTGATCCGCAGCACTCGTTCCTTGAGACGCTCACTACCCTCGTAGACTGTCACACCATTGATTACGCGCATAGAAGAGACTGGCTCCCGTTACCCAATACCGAATATCGAATCACCTTAGCGGAAGTGATTCGTCGCACCGCGGCATGCGCCTCATTAGCGCGGCACAATAATCCGGCCTGATGCGGGTTGATCTTTAGAATCCGGTACTTTCGTTCCATCTTCTTTGATCTTTCCGGAAGCCAGTCCCCCGATCGTTTGAATCATCTCGTTCCAGATCGCTCGAAGCGCATTGATGAATACTAGGGATGCCTCCGCCTCGGGATTGCTCACTCGCCCAACTGGCATAGGAGGAATCCGAATTTTTACTTGAGCTTTATACATTCCGACAACTTGTCCTGGCTTCTTGTCTTTGAAATCCCAGATCAACGTTGCTGAACGTTCCGTAGCCAAACACGGTTCTGTTTCAAAACGAAGTTTACCGGGTACTGCTCGATTGGCTTTTCTGACAAGTGCCTTGATAGCCGATTGGAAAGCCAAATCTATCGATACCTTTTCGAGAATGTGTTCATTGTCCATCGAGCAATCCCTTTAATTGTTCTAAGAGCAACTCATCCAACTCTACATCTCGGCTACTTATATTCAATGACACGCCGCGCAGAGGAACCGCCCGAGTCACTTCCCATGACTTAACATGTAAACCGCCTAAGTGACATGGCGCCTTCGGCAACCAAAGTTTATTCAAACATCGACGCAAATACCATGTCACATCAACTTTCTTTTTTCCTGTATGCTTACCACGCTTTGCAATCTCTGGGGTTGCCTCAAAAGGTAATTCTACTACCGCGCGAATCTGAATCCGAGCATGCATCACTCTACCCAAGATTCAAGCTTTAAGGGTCCGGCCCATTTCAACTTTACATCCGGAGTAGGACCGCCTGGATCCCCTTGAATAATATGGCGGTAGCAATCTTCTCCTGTATTGTCTGGGTCAACCTTGTTATACCAATCAAATTTCTTCCGACGTAACTCAGGATCAATGTAACCATAATGCTTCAAACGAACTGAACAACGCTGGTATCCATGAAGAAGTTCTTGTGGAATTGAAGAACAATGTAAATTACCGCCCCATGGCGTTGTCTTGAACCGAAATGCAGGGTTCACCATCCGAAACATTGAAGGACGTGCAAACGTTTTGTACACGCCATCTACTCTAATCGTTTGCTCACTATTCCATAGATAAATGACTCTAAACGAATAGCTATGCCATTGCGGAGTTTTTACGGTTTCTCGAATGATGTCCGGTCCCATCTCTTCAAGTTCTTCATCTCCGTCAATACATAAAACCCAATCTGGTTTGCCAGAAATCACGTAATCCAATAGAAAATTCTTATCCCTAGATTCATCCAAATCGTCTTTAGCAAAAGGGGACGGTATATAGTGAACACGTTCTTTGTCAAAAGCCAATACAATGTCTGCCGTTGTATCTGAAGAATGGTCATCCATTACATACAACTCTGCGCAAATGGGAAGCAAAGAATCTATGACTCGCTTTATCCAGCGTTCCTCATTACGAATCCTGAGCATTGCCAGAAATCGCATTACTTTACCATCCCATCGTACTTACTGCGTCTTGGAATTGGCGTATCGAAGGTGTAACCATTACAAGTGCGTTTGGGTTTGTGTAATTCACCCATTTACAATCTGAGGTATAGGAAGCTACAACTGCAGGCTTGTGAAACACGGTTGCTATACAATTAAAGGAAGACAGCACAGTAGCAAGACCCCTTCCATGCAACATACTCAAAACCATCTCACTATACGGTCTTGCCGGGAGGCGCCCTGAAGGCCATGCAGGCTCATCTGCAAAACCCACTTGAAACGTGGGTAAATTGTACTCAGCACGGTATACAACGAAATCGCAATTCTTCCAACCATGCCGTGTATACCCATGTAGAGTTACACGGTCATCGTTGCGCAAGGCACCTGACTTCAACTCTAATTTGTCCCGCTTTGTTCCATAGCTATTGCCAGGTGTATCAAAACGAAGAATTTTCTCTTCGTCAAAACGCTCTTTTAGTTGTGTCTTCACATAATCGTACGCTGGAACTAATGCATGAAAGCCTTTACCCGGACAAAATGGATGGTTATGCTCGTCTGGATCCGCAATTTGACCAATGATGCGTACTCCATCCAATCCCTTCACATGCTCCAATGCAAAGTCCCATATAGGACGTGTGTAAGTTCCTACAACAAGTCCTACAGATAGATCTTTCTTCAGGAAATCACGAAGACCTGTAAGACTCATCCAGAGATCGCCAGCCAAGATGCCCACATACACTACAATGACATCAAGACCTTCTAATGATTCAGTTTTCATCAGATGATTCTATTTCTGTACATCTGGAAAAATCGAGGAACCTTGATCAAATCCAACTTGCGCCCTGCAAGCGTAATCAGTTCAGGATTCTCGTTAAACTTATCGCCAAGATGTGTTCGATAGAATTGCTCCAAATACAATGCATTCGGAGGCCAGTCTTCCCATCGAGTTACATACGGATGATGATAGTGGTATTCCTCTCCATTAAAGTACCGATTCCATTTGGTTACAAAACGCTCTACTCCAGCATTGATGCGTTCTAGAGCCTTCGGATCTTTTGTAGCCGTTGCGTCATGACGTACCCGCACATCGCCAAGAGAAGCACAGCGGTATCCTTTCATCCGCATACGCATACAATAGTCTGCTTCTTCTTGATGCCCAATCGCTTCATCAAAACCCCCCACACGCCGAAATGCCATGCGATTTATTACCCAACAGAAACCAATGCCCCACAAGACTTCTGTGTATGTTCCGCGATGAATTGGAAAGGCGCCTCCATTTGGAAACACCATTCCTACCTCATGATGCCTATCAAGCAATGAACAGAGAGATTCATCCCACGCCCTCGTATCGATCATTACATCATTATCGCAATAACCAATGTACTCTGTCTCTGCCCATTCAAGAATCTGATTTACTGCGCCTGCATATCCGCGATTTTCCTCGTTCATTACCACGCTGATACGAGGTTCTTGATCTCCCTGCGCACAGATCCATTTACGAATCTGGTCCGATTGCGGACTTGGATTATCTACGATTAACAAACGCCAATCCGTGACACATTGCCTTCGGATAGTGGCTACTGTTCTATGCAGCTTCTCAAAGTTAGCGTAACTGGCAATGCCAAGATCAAAACGACGGGGCATAATCCCATTTCTCCGGTACACATTCATCTTTGTCTTCAGCACAGTACCCACGACACGGCATGTTCAATACATAAGCATCTTCATCACCGAGGTTATACATTGCTGCTGCAATACCCGCTGGAACAAAAATCGTCTGATAAAGGTGATCTTCGCCTGTCCATGTCTCCACATAGACGATCTTTCCCAAACCTCTCTGTTGAACGACGAGCACATTCCCTTTAATACATGTAAAAGCACCATTACGCTTGTAATGAAGATGCGGTCCCTTATGCGTATGCGGAGCAACAACTGTTAAGTACACCTGCTTTGGAGACAACGCTTCCCAAGGTTCATGCTCATTCCAAATGGGTACCAAAAATCCGTTTGGCTTCCCATCCGATCCTTTGGTGCCTATCCGCGAATGAGCAATCGTAATGCGATACTGAGGGTCATAACCCATGTCACGATTTCTTTATGTACCATTCATTGATTTCGTGTTGAAATCCCACTCTTTTACACGCTGCATCCCAATCAGATACAAAATGATCGGTTTCAGGTAAATGACATGGAATAGATCCAGTAATTCCACTACCTTGAGCAAAAGCATTGCGCGCCATGAATCTACCCCCATCCTTCAGCATGGCATAGACAGCATGTAACCATTCGACAACATTGGGCAAATGCTCAAAGTAATCGAGAGCAAGAATGCAATCGAACTTTTTAGCACCATCAAAAGCAGGAATGAATGTTCCTTCCTTCGCCCAAAAGTATCGAAGACCAATGCCTCTACGCTTTGCTCGGAAACTCGCAAACGCTGCGGTCCTGCTTTCCCGAAGATCATGGTAGTGCGCATCAAATCCGTTTTGGATCAGATATAATGAAAGTGTACCAATTCCATCCCCAAGAACTAGCACATCTTTGAATGTCGAAGAATCCCCCCGAAGATGTGCAGAAAGAGTTTCCATGATACCCCTACACATACCTCGGTAATTAAAACCAGAACAATCTTGCTGAAAGCAAGCCAATTCCCAAATGTATGCTTCTGTTCGCTTATACCATGCCAAGATCTCTTCTTGAGTGTAATCTAATACGTACTCCCTGAAATCGTTGGCTACTTCCGCATGAAAGTGTTGAAACCCATTTTTCAATTCATGTAGCACCCAATCGTACGAATGGCCAAGAAACAAAGCAATGTCTTCCGCAAAGCCCACTTCAGAAAATAGATCATTACGCGCGTCCATCTGGTCCATAGCGTGCAATAGTCCTATCTGCAAAGCATTCTCATGATTCATATGCAGAGAAGTTGATACCCCACTGGAATCCTTACCATCATCGACATATGTTGTGTCTTTTGGGCGTTCTGCAATCCCTTTGAAGTGCGAATGAGGTACTGCTTCGATCTTACGGTATACGGATTCTTCCAACGCATCTACTCTGATAGCTAAGTCATAACGCGTAGTCCGTATCGGCAATCCAGCATGAAAGATCGCGCCCCTTACATAGTCATTAGGATGCCCATACCCTACATTACCTAAAACAAAGCACAGATTCCAAATCTCTTCGGCAACATCGATAGCCATGACAGGCGAAAAGTACCGATCATTTACTTGAAGTTGTTCATCCATTTCAAACATTTGCTCAAGAGGATTATGGCGCCCACAAGTAACCATTGGGCGTACCCCGAGAACAAATGTCGGACGAACGATTACCGCTTGTGGGTTTGCGCTCATTACACGGTGCTCGGCTAGCAATTTCTGGCATCCGTATGCATTAACCGGATCGCCGTGATAAACACAAGGCGCATACGGAGGTTCTTTACCATCAAAGATTCCCTGCGTGCTGACATGAATCAAATCAATGCGCGGTGCTAAACAACAATATTCGGCAAGACGTGATGGAAATTCTACATTTACCGCCCGCCACCGTTCTGGCTCTCGCTCGACTGTATCAACATTATTCTCACCAGCTAAATTCACAATCACATCTGGATTAAATGATTTAATGATTGCTTCCACCCATTCAAAATTCGTTACATCAAGAATAGTAAATCTTCCTCGAAATGAATCGCTAAGTCTAAATCGCGCATACAATGGCTTCACGTTCCATGGAAGAGTCAGCATCATGTGCTGCCCAATGATCCCCGAAGCGCCAAAAATCAGAACTCTCAATGGTTTTTCCTGCGTGATAGCCATTCCAAATACTCCGGATGTTGTTTCATCAAAGCATCATACTTCACACGATTCTGACGACTGCGCGGCCCTAAAGTATCCCGTTCACGTACCCGATAGCTCGATTGCAAATGAGTATGATCGAGATAAGTACCTCGATACACTACAATCTTACCTCCACCTGTTCTCACACGCGCACAATAGATGTCGTCATCCCAACCATACCCATCGAATGCTTCATCAAATAAGCCAAAACGATCGAAGCATTCCCGCTTAAAGTACACACAAATGAAACAAACCATTTCCTGCGGGATGATCTCATCGTTCGCATGATTCATCGCTGCAGTTGCTTGAGCAGGAGTAGCTTGCTGCGTTCGATTCCCAGAAAAACTAACAATTGCCGCGCACATCATAATATCGGGGTCTGAATACGCCGCTTCCTGCATTCGATAGAAACCAGCAGGCGTGCGTAACATGCAATCGTCGTTCAGTAGCAATACATCCCGCGTACCTGCTGCCGCTACACCCAAATTCACATTACGCGGAAAACTGAAAGGCTCCGCTCCTGAAATCCATTGAAGCCTCTCAAACCATAACGGTACTCCAAACCCATCGCGCTCCAGTTCCGCTCTAGCGCCATCGTCTACTACAATGATCTTTTCCGACTCTACTACGTTGACTTCAAAATCGCAGATAGCTTGCATACATCCAACTAAGTTCATCGCATACTTAGAGGGAATTACTATCGCAAATTCATTCATTACGGTGCTACCAAAAGCACTTGCGGATATGGATTATCCAAAGTTCCAAAATACATTTTCCACCCCATGTTGATAAGGAATGGAGTTAACAGCTTTCCTTTCCCTTCAAAACGAAGCTTTCCTTTCCATGTATCATCGATAAGCACCATAGCGTTACTTGACAAATGATCTTTCAAAATCTGGAATACACGTAAATACCAAAAATTGTTATGGTCGTTCTCTTGCAGATAATCCGCGTAATCTTCATCCATCGCATCCAGATAAAGAAGATCAACTTTCTGCTGTAACACATTAGCAATTTGCAAACCGCTCATTTGAAAAATACGCGTTGACGTTGGAACTTTACCAAGGTATTTTTCTATTAAAGCGGATACAAAAAGACAAGTATCAGTTCTCACATCACAAGTAATGAAATCTCCGCCATACTGATCGCATACCCAACTGAATAACAATGTGAGATTGCCTAAATTTCTAGGATTATGCTCAATCGAAGATCCAATTTCCAGAATCACTGGACTTTTCGTTTGTCCATAAAGCATATGCAATGTCTCATGGATCGTTCTTTGCCGTCCGTGCTCTGGAGCTTCTCGAAAACTTAAAGAAAGATTCGACATGTCACTTTTTGCGTTTTCTTCTTTTTCGATTTTTCAATTCCCGCTGTATGCGCTTTGTGTGCGCCTGTAATGCTTGCTCACGCAATTCCGCGTCTGCCCCATAGCATTTACGCGATTGTTTTGGTACCGTCTTAAACAACCGTGCTGCTTCTCTTCCTTGCGGTTTGATAGGTTCAAACTCGCCTTGGAAGAAATCAACCTCGATTACGGCTTGACTGCGCGCAAACAAATATCGAGCTTTGGCACTTGATTCGCTCCGACCCATTTTCTCTCCGATACTACAGCGAAGTGTGCCTTGATCCCGTATCCTGCATGAAAGCGCGTGAAATGCGGGTCTCCATCGGTGTAGTACAAAAAGCTGTTCCGATTCCAATAGCTGACATGACCGGGATCCTGCCAAGCGCCCGGACCATCCGTAGTCGGAACGCTGATCCTTACATCTCCCCCTGGACAAAGCACACGCCAGATTTCATTCATCGTGTGAATTTTATCCGGCAGGTGTTCAATAATATCTTCCGCCTCAATCAATGATACCGAATCATCCCCCCAAGGCCACGGCTTCGTCAAATCCACAAGTTCATCGGCAGGTGGAACAATGTCTACATTTACAAATCCCGCCAAATGACGATCTGAACACCCAAGATTGAGTCTCATTATCCTGTTACCATTTTTTCCAACAGTGGATCTACGTACCCATATGCTTCAGCAAGCTCTCTCAGACCGTCTACCGCAGGAACTTGAGCAGATTTCCAACGAAATTGTCTCGCATATTCAGGCGTACCAGTACCACCGCGTTTTTGTTCATCCAAATTTTCTGGATCTAATTTCAATTGAACAAATAGTTTGCTTATTTGTCCTACAGGATCATCGCAAAGATCTTCATATCGGCAGAATATTACTCTCTCTTCCGGTATAGCAGACAAGAAATGCAGCGTTCTTTGTTCCAAGTTAACCCAATGCCGCGCCACATCTGCGATTGAATTTAATCCCCGTATAATATTATCTTCTCGTTCACCACCATACGCAGCGTACTTATACACACCTTTCCAAAACGTACCCCACATCGACGCAACACATCTCACTGGATGTCGAACCATATGGATATAGTACGCATCCGGAAAGTACTCCTGCATTGCTTCTAGCATTGTAGGGTTCAAATGTAGATCTGGTACTTTGTCCCCAATATATTCGAGATTAGTAGGATCTTTTTCTGCATAGTCTTCGGTAATGCCTACAATTGCTGGCGTCAAGAATCGAAGCAAAACGATGAACCATGCTTCACGAATATCTTCTGGCAGATCATGAAAGCGGCTACACATCCATTTTTCGCGCACATCAGTATGATTTACTTGATACGTGCGTTCTGGATTGATTAGCCGCCATAGAATCCCTCCCTCATTCAGAATGAAAATCTTTCGATGCCGATTCAACATATATGTAAGTAGCGTCGTACCAGATCGCTTGTTACCAACGAAGAAAATCGGTTTATATGGAACAGTCACTTTATGTTTACCTTCGATAGCAAACTTGCCCGAAGCTGTCGAATCACATGATCCACTCCAACTTGATCCCCATAGGTATCCCACAAACTTTTCGATAGCTCTCCCTGTAAAACCAAATTCCCTCTCCGCGTCCGGATCACCAACACGAAGTCTGCGTCCGTCAGGAGCCGTTCAATCTCCCCCTTCTCCATGGGATCGCTTCTCCATGAGAACCATGGCTGCAGCCGCCGGGAAGCCCTCTTCTGGGCCGATCCTGCGCCAGTCCCCATCCCGCAGTAGCCTCGGGATCAATGTGCAGCCCTTGCCGTCAAAGTTTGTCGGATTGGTATCATCAATGAGAAGTAGCGACCCCGGCACAAAAAGATGTTTGATCCGTGTGTACAACTCGTCATACCACTCGTTTTTGTCAGTATTCGGCTCTTTACAAACGTTGTGATTTGTTGGGCCAATAAAGGCATCCAGATAGATTAAGTCGATCGGAATCCGCAAATTCGGTGGCAAAACTTCCCTGATCTTCCATCCGCTCATCTGAAACCAGAAACAATGATCTATGCATGCATGTGGCTTCCCATGCTGCCTCAAAATGTCCTGAGCACTCTTTATGGATGGCTGAAGCGGATCAAAGATGTACACTTTACCGCCAAAAGTGGAAGCAAACCAGGCAAACGCCAAAATGGCATTGCCTAATTCATTCAGGTCGTACCGATAGGCAGTACCCACTTCGACAATGTTGAAATCGCGCTCTTGAGGAAGGCGCTCCGACAAAAGTGCCAGAGTCTTTTTAAGGGCTTCTGTACGACCGAAGGCGGGCGCCGTGGTCCAATCGAGAACAGGTGGCGTTAGCTCATTCATGCGTCTCTCCACGAAAACAGCAGGGGCAGAGCGAACGCCGCAGGGAACCACACGGCGGTTCAGACCAAATAGACTCCGCCCCTGCCTTATTCGCGCCCGAGTGAGCGCTGTTCAGAAATCATGGCTTGGGCGGCTGCGCACCATTGCGAAGTCTGCTGCTCAACACATTACCGCCGATGAAGATGGCAGCAATACCCGTGACCAAAGCAATCGCGCCCTCCACACTAAGGCGTTCCATTGCAATCAGAACAATGGTTCCGACCACCAAAACGCCTAAGATACTCCATTTGATGATGTCAACATATGCTGCTGCATTCATCGTTTTACTCTCAAGGTGTTGGGATCGGAATGTAAGCTTTCAGTACAGCTTGCAGCGCTGCCTTCCCGATCTTAATGAGATAATCTAAAGCCGCGTCAATGATGTCCCAGGCTGCATTGACAGCAATAACTCGGGCCAATTCCACCATTCCGCGTGCTGTCCGTTTTACCGAAGCGATGATCTCCTCATCACCGCTCCGGATTCCTGCGGCGGTACTCCGCAAAAGAATCTCGGAAAATTGCTGTAGTTGTTCTGGCTGTTCGCTCTGGAAAAACTTCATGATCTGTTCGTCAAACACATCTTTGAAGCCTTCCATGATGTTCTCAACTGTAGGTACTCCAGGAGGAGGCATTACTTATTGCCTCCCTTCGCAGCCGTATTCACAGCCGCCTTCAGCACATTCGCTTCGTTCTTGAATGTCTCGGCACGCGCCGGATCCGTTTCACTCCCCTTGTCGATATATCCATTGTGACGCTCTACCACAGCGTCTACCATCGGTTCGATCTCGCTTGCCTTTACGTACCCCTTAGTACAAGATGTACATCCTGTCAGAGCGATCATGAGCAACAAAACAACAGATAGCTTTTTCATGTTCTTCTCCATTACACTATTCGATCTTGTTTCACTAAAATAGCGCTCTCTTTTTCCCATTCCTCATTATTTGTCTGATCCAATTTACACTGTACAGCTACATCATACTCAGTTAACTCCAAATCTGTATCTAACGAAGACAGGTGAACAAATACATCTCCCACTTCCGGTATATCTATTTCAACCTTTGTCGGATGATCTATATTATTGTACAATATGGCATTTGTAGTTTTACTACCGGAGGGTCCAATAGCTACCGTTACCTTCTCCACGCCAGACAACCCTGTATAGGCAACACCGTTTTGTTTTAATGAAAGAACAAAATCTTTTTTATTGCCCCGCAAAATCGTAATACGGTCTGACATGGCGTTCTCCAAGCATCGAGTTATGGTTCTGTAGATAGAACCAACTCAAGCTCATCTGCATTGATTTCCATACTCAATGGCGCAACAAAGTAGTGGCTATCGTATAAGGATACCGCATCTAGCCACAACATTTCCCCTGCGGAGTTTTGCCCATTAGCAAATTTAATAGTATGCAAAGCTGCACACGATGGTTTGAAATACATCTGCACATTAGTCCAATCAGAAGCCGCAGCAGGTTCGAATACATATAGAGTCGCGGCCCATGTAAAATCAGATTGCAAATAGTGCCCTGTCACATTGTTCTGAATCGAAAAAGCAATCTGAGCATTATTACTTGTCTGGTACTTATAGGTCAATCTGTACCAAAGATACGGCTGCAACAAAGGGCTTTGAGACACAGATACCGCTGAACCGGCATCATCTACCTGCAACCGACAGCAATAAAGCCCAGAATATGCGCCTTTATCCTGATCGCGCAAAACAACAGAATTACCGGAAATTGATTCGGTCCAACTGTCGGCGTTGGTGGGGATGGCAATCAGCGACGCATCGTCCCACCAGCCGGAGTAGTTGTCGGTGCCGCCGATACTGAGGCGCTTCATCACGAATTGGTAGTCATTAGCGCCGACCGTAATGACTTCCTGTATGTAGGAGGAGAATGCTCCCACGGAACTCTTGGGAATACCGATGGTCCCGGCATCCCAACTCTGTTCGACCGGCCGCCAGGTTTTTGAGGTGGCGACATCCGTGATCTGGGCCACGACAACCTTGTCGATTGATGTCCTACCAAAAACCGCAAAGCGGTACCTGGTTACGGCGGAGAGGGCAACGGCCTGGAGGATCTGCGCAAATGCCCCCGCCACCACATCCAGCCGACACGCATACTGCCCGCTACGCTGCACGTCACCGTCCCGGTTGACGGTGCTCGACCCGGAAACGCTCTCCGTCCAGTTCGTCAGGTTGGTCGGCACGAGCTTGAGCGACACGTCGTCGATGTAGATCGATTGGGAGGCGGCGGAGGCGCTCGTCCAGAAGATGCCATAATTGGTGTTGCCCAATGTAGTGAAGAACAGCCTACTCAAGGTCCAATCGTCCGCGTGCGGCAGCGGATGAACATAGTATCCTGGTGCCCAGGTGTAGTCAGCCTTAAGGTAATTACCGATCCCGTCGTAGATGATGAAGCCAGCGGTTGCTGTGCCCGTTTCCTTGTGCCACATCGACACACAATACCGGGTAGCGGCGGGGAGAGTGATTGGCTTGTAGAAACGCGCGGCATCGTTAGCCGCATCAATATCGAGCCGTGCGCTAAAGGGCGCCCCGCCGCGAGTAACCAAGGATTCCCGGTTGACCGTACTGGTTCCAAAGACCTGCTCGTCGTAATTCGTCAGATCGTGCGGGTCGTTCCACGCCCCCAGCCCCGGATCGGTCAGCAACTCCGGCGTGCTGTCCGGCGTCCACAACTCCATCCCGCCGTCGGTCAGAAGCTCAGTCGGATTCGCTGGCGTCCAGTTATCGAAATTGCCATTTTGAATGAGATTGCTCATTCCCAACCTTCAAATTCGGTCTTTCGATCTATCACTAAATTGTCTGTACTAACATCAATTTCCAATATTTCTGTATCAATTTGTAACGTTAACGGTACCGTAAAATAATAAATATCTCCGCCAGGCTCATCAGGACCACCACCATTCCCTGTACCTACAATCGAAAAAATACCAAGCTGGCCATCCGTCAAAAGTAAAATGTGATCGGCTATGGCCATGCTACACCAAAGTACGAATTTCGTCTTCCGTCACCGCTTCCTGTTCAAGTGTCCATTGAACAAGTGGTGTTACATTGTCGTCATCATACACCGTAACTTGATATTCCGTATCACTGACCTTGTGCAACCGTTTCTTGTTCCTTGCTACTTTATACAAGAATGTAATCTCATCTTGTTGTGCATTACTTTCTACCAACGCTGCTAAGTTAGAAAATTCGCGCGAGATTACGATCGTGCGCCCTGGTCGAGACACAAACCAAGGCGCACTTGTATCCCCAACAAGAATATTCCCAACTAACATCAATTCGTGATCTGCGTCATACGGCTGAAGCCGCCAACCCTCGGCATTATTCAGAAAGTAATACTGTCCGGTGTATCCTGTTGGAGTTGGAACACCCCCCAAGGAAGCAAGAAATGCGGTTGGGTTTGCTGCTAATGTCGCGCTCGCTCGAATGTCTTCCTTCATGTCGGAATAAAGATCTACTTGGACATCCAGCGTAATCAGACCATCTACCGGCGCAGTAGTAACAATAATCAGTCTATTCAAACTATCAAAAGTGACTTTAGCACCCATCGATCTTTCCTACGTGCTGTAGTTCCGCTCAAGGGCCGCCGTAACCGAGAAACTGAGTCCAGTCGCCCGCGTAATCGTAAATGCCTGGGCGCCACCTGCACTTCGCACGTATTGACCCAATTCGAGTCCAACCGCAACCAAGATCACTTTAGCATCGGTACCAGAACCGCGTCCACCTTGGACATTGTTATCATAATCGAAATCGAAACCAATCGTTCCAGCACCAATCACGCCTTTGATGTCAGACCCGCTATTGTTATCCACTATGATTGCACCGTCTGACTCGAATGGATGCTCATCCACATTGATCGTTGCCCCAGATTCCGCTACTAGCGTTGCTCCATCCAGCTTGCGAACCGAATAGTCCTGGTTCACTGTATTAACAGCCGTAACAATGTAAATACCGTTATTCTCTGGATTCGAGAAGCCCGATACCGCGATAAAATCATCCACCGACAATGTTGGCAAGGCGCTAGTAGGCGATTCAAGATCCCCTGTATTTCCAGTTGGAGAAACGATCGCACCATCCGTAGGACTCGTTCGCTTAGTATACTCGAAGAACAACCAATAGTACGGACTGGTATCTCCAACCAAGTTTGCGTTAAACAATAAGTTTCCTGCGGCCACAAACGGATAGTTTCGTTTCGTACCACCATTATCATAGAAGAATAGGTTATTGGTATCGTTAGCCGAAAATCCTTCGATAATCACGCCAGAACCGCCACCGTTCGGATTCGATGGCGCCCCCGAACCACATTCCAGATCCGAGCCAACGAAACGGAGCAACTCATCTGCCGTCTTACCATTTACAGTCTGATCTGTGGAATCGATGTCTGCTGCTTGGCGAAGCAAGTACTGAACTTTCTCGTAAATCTCATTCTTAGTCGCCACAATCGGAGTTGCGCGTTGTGCAGTAAACGAGATATTAGTTCCCGAAGAAAGAGTACCTGTTACCGTGATTGTCGTAGCGGTATTCGAGACAATAGGAAATTCAGTATTTTCATCAGTACCCTCATGGATACGAAGCGTACCGCCTGCATAGGCATTTACACCCATGCCGCCTTCAGCGGTCGTCAATACTGAACCGGCTCCGGGTGCTGATCCGTCTACACCTGAATGTGTACCAACATCGATAACAATTCCAAACTCGCGGTTCGTTGCTGAATCTACTTCCCGGCTGAACGCCTGATCAAAGTACCGAACCACGATTTCGGTATAAGGCGAAGATGATGCAATATTGGCATCAGTCTCTTCGATGTTCAAGTCCGTTGCATTAGCAAGCGGAAGCTTGATCACCTTATTCACCAGTGCCGTTTCACCACCATCAGCTAAGCCAGCTTGCGAAAATGTCTTCCCATTCGGATCCGCATCACGAATGCGCAAATAGGCATTAAAAACATTATCGTTGTTAACCGCAATTCGGCTAGTACCCCACGCTTCTACAGTGAGCGGTGTTCCTTCTACGGTCAACGTAGTCGCAGTAACTCCAGTCAATACATAAGTACCGTCATTCGATGTAGAATCCTGAACCGTCACCTGCCCACCAACCACAAAACCATCAGTAATGAATGACCCTGTTGAACTCGTGATCGTCGAAGTTGTTGCAAAACTCGGCGTATCCCCAGATAGATCGCCTATCTCTTCATAAAACTTAACAACTTCATTTACTGGACCAGCGTACACAAAATCAACTGCCGCTCCTGTATCCGTAGGATCATCCCCAAGCGCATAATATGCTTTATCGTTCGCCTCATCCTCGAACGAACCAAGGGTTGTGATATTTGCAAATCGCTTCTGAAGCACACCCGCATTATCGTACTCGTTCCAACCCGCGTTGCGCACAAGTCGCCGCGTGTAGATACTATTTCCAGCATCGTCTTCGGCTGGCTTCCATCCAGAATAGTTGCCAGATGGATCCACACCGAACTCCCACTTACCGGCATCAAAGTCAATACCGATCATTGGGAACGGGTGCATCGGCAACGCGTCGTCACCCTTCCATTCCTCCTTGATGAAGGAGTGGAGCGCGAGCATGGTCACTCCATCAGCCGACAAGTTACCCTGTTCAAGCAGATATAAGAGTTTTGTATCTGTATCAAAGTGTACGGATTTTTCTGTCGAAGTCCCTGTCGCGCCAAGCGTAGTTATTGCTTCGGCACCGGCTGTTGTCGGAGCACTACCAGTGATCTTGTCGCATTCATAATCGTCGGTACTAGTCGTAACAGTCACCACGACATAAAGTCCATTGTTGACAGCAACAGAATGATCTCTGACCTCAAAGAACTCACCAACTGCAAGCGCAGGTAAATTGTTTGAACCACTAGTATGAATCCGAATATCGGCTCCGGTCCCCGTAGCGAAGATGCAACCCGGAACCGCTGTTTCCGTTCCTTGGCTTAAGGAATCGGGATCAACGATAAGTGTCATTCAATTCCTCCCTACGGGTTATCATAGTTCCGATCAAACTGCTGCTGAAAATCTATTGTTACATTCGTTGATGGAACTGTGTACCCATAAACCGTAATCTGTTCATACTGAACATTGATGAGATGATAATAAACATTCGTTCCGGCAGGAGCCGACCAAGCAAAGTTTCTATTATCAGGAGTACCATCAGTAGCATTTTCAGTTCCACCCACTACAGAATCATCTGATGTCTTGTACACTCGAACTTCAGTATTATCTTTCAGTTTGTCAAACGTTACTGTAACCGATGCTGAGATTACAACCGTTGCTCCATCAGACCTGTATGTAAAATTCCCAGTACACCCTGATAAGTTTATCGTGACTGTTCCACTAGTGCGCTTAACATGAAATGTTGAATCATTCTGCCCATCTAAAACGTTATAACCAGAGAACGTGCAGCCTGAAAGATTGATCGTTGTAGGTGAAGAAAGCCCGAACTCAATCGCGTGCGTTGCTGCTGTACCTTTGATGAACGTCATGTCGTCCATTTCACCTGCTGGATCAGCAGCCACATTATAAATCAAAGCAGAAGTATTTGCTGTTCCTTCATAATTCTTAACCACACTTTCGCTCAGGTCCGCGCCGCCGTGCGTGATCTGACCACAGTTGTCGAAGATGTTTCCGGTTGCCGTCTGGCCGGACTTGAAACCGACCGTGCTTGCTCGCACGACCAGATTGTCAGTGAAGACGCAGGCCGCGAGGCCGGAGTCGGTGAAATCGAGAATGAAACGCGTCGCGTCTGTCGTTCCGGCTGACCGGATGACCGAGTCCTTGATTTCGATGTCCGTGCCGGAGCCGACACCGGAGAGCGAATAGAGTCCAGCCGCGACCGGCTTGTCGATGAAGATCAGGATGTCGCCATACATCCCGAAATAGGTCGTGGTCGCGCCCGTTCCGGCCTGAATCGTTCCCGACGCGTAGTAGACGCTTTCGTACTCGATGACGATGCCGTAACCGAGCAACGGGCTCGACCCTTCATCGGCAGCGGCAATCTCTGCGAGCGAGATCCAGTCCCCTTCCGAGCCGCCGGTCATCGAGTAGCCGTCGAGGTAACGGAGAACGTCAATCCATGAGTTGACGACGTTCTTGGCGTTGCCTGTGTGGTTCGCGCGCACACCCCACCGACGAACGTTCGCAAGCGTCAGCGTCGTGAAGTCATCGCAATCCCATACAATGTAGAAGAACCCACCTTTGTAAGTATCTGAGCCAAAAATGACTTTATATTCTGTCGTGCTGCCATCATACATCAAAAGCTGGTAGCCATTGGCCGATTCGGGCTGCATATAAGGGAGATTGGTAGTATAGAACCAGCCGCGAAACGTCTTACCTGCGGCTGTTACGGGGGCTGATGCAGCCGTGTAGTATCCTTCCTCACCATCAGAACGAAGGATACCACTCATCGACGCTGAACCTTCCTTCTTGATGTCGGTGTCAGCCGTCGTCAAGTCAGTCCAGTTCGTACTATCATCCGCATCATCTAGCTCTGTGTGGTTGAGCAGATTAAGCGTCGGCGTTGCCATGGCAAAATTCTTGAAAAATTAGACTACTTCTTGTCAACCCCAACACATTCCGGATCCGGAATGTTCACTTTAACTCCTGCTTCAGTCATCGCTTTTTGTAGATCTTTTGTCCAGCACCGCATATCTATAATCGAAAATCGTTCAGCGGAACGATCTTTCAATCTTTCGATTTCAAAACGCACTTTAACCAATTCCGTGTGTACAGACTGAATCTCTTGGCGCGTTTTCGCATTCTCGTTCATGATCCACGCAAAAAGTGCCAGAGATGCCGCTACTACAGTAACAAGCGTAGCAAAATTCGTTTTTGTGCGCTCAGTGATAATCACATCTGGATTATCCATCTTTTTAGGCGGTCCATTCTTCGTCTCCCCTGCCATTCTTCTTTTCTCCGCCAAACAAGTCGCCATAGCCAAGGCGCCTCCGTCACCGAGCGCTTCGTCCGTGACTATAGGGAGGCTACAAAATTTCATACCCCTGCTCCTACAGGCAAGCAATGCCCTGCAATGGCTACTGCAGGAAATCCCGATACACTGTATTCCTCAGCATCCGGGCCTGAATCGATCACAGCATCATCTACTTCATCAAGATGCATTAAATACGCTAAATTCTCAAAACCATGTCCATGCAAACGCACATCCTTAAAAACATTGATCTCTGCTTCAGTACGCGCATCTGACCATACTCTCAATTCTTCAACATAAGCATTCCCCGCCGCGCCGAGATAATCGCCATAAACACAATTACCAAACAGGCGCAACATATCAGGACTACCCAAATCGGAAGAAGTTGAATTAGACGTATCTGGCGATCCAAGACTAGTTCCATCTATATAGCAAAGTGATTGAGAACCATCTTGATAATGAACAAATGCTATATGATGCCACGCTCCGTCAGATAGCGGATGATTGCTCCAAGTACTACCAAAGTTCCAAACTGAGTTAGCTTGATATTCACCTTCATCCCATATCTCGATTGAATAATTAATACCGAATTGAAGCGTAACAAAATACATGATCTTGACAGAACCAGATGCTTCCCAAGCAAAGAGAGTTTGCCATGTACTCGTACTAGGAGCATTCGTGGACATCTTTACCCATGCTTCAATTGTAAGCGGTACTCCCCCCAATGCGCCGCCACAATTAGCGTGAGAATCGCTATCACATATCTTGGTCATGGCTTAAATGTGAAAAAATGAATCAAACGATCTCGAAGCCGTACCAAAGAAAAAGTAGGATCGTTCGTTATCCGAAGATCATACTTACTGAGATTTTTCCATACTAACGTTTTTCGTTCATTAGTAGGTACCCATCTCATGTCTATTCGAATTTCATCTCCTACTTGCTGCCATGATAGAATCTCAATAAGTGGTACACTTGCTCTGATCGTTTGTGCGTTTGCCTGAATAAAGGTAAGCACGCCCATACTAATCGCCAATCTGGTATTCTATGGCTGTCCCCACAACTTCGACATCTACGCTCGTCAAATTGTCGTCCGAATGTGTTGGATCTCTTCGTAAACCAAGATTCACCATATCTTCTGCTACCAATGAATCCACATCCGTAAACTCGATGAATGCGTAATTGAGTCTTCGCGCAGTCGTCCCCAATGGAGAGACAGCAACTCCATCCCAAGATCCAAGTCCTTTGGCATTGTAACTACCGGAATCCACTGCAGGCGTATACGCGGCCATCGCTACTTCCATGCGCGCAGCAAGTGAAGTACTGGTAGAATTGCATTTCCAGAAAATACGAAGCCTTGGAAATCCTTCCGGCTGAGTTGTCGCATAACCAAATGGAACTTCCCATGGACGGAACAACTGCGTAACTGAAGCTCCATTTGAAAATCGTGCTTCGTAAAACTCAAAGGGACGTGTGCCGCTCGATGCAATCTTTACTATCTCAGCAGGATTCGTATCTGGGATTACCCAACCATAGATCGGCATTCGCTCCGCAGCAAACATCGCTTGAGGTAATTGAAAGTAGGCTCTCCAATATGGTTCAATATCTGTGATTTGTGTAGCGCCCGTCGTTACTTGAGCAATTTTCAGATAGTTCTCTGCTTCTGGTGTCTGGGTCGTAAGAATTGCTTCAAGCGAAGGTGTGATTGTACTGACTGAACCAGACACGCTATCTTCAGTATATGTAAATACCAGATAGATGTCATAGATCATATTCCCATCAAGTGTAATATCTAAAGCCGTTGCAGAATAAACCTCGTAGCCATTGATGTACGCTGCATTGACTCCTGCTTCTCCAACTTCCAGATTAAGTCCACTACCAACCTGAACAACAAATCCAGTAAGTACGTGGTTTCGTATTCCGCGTCGAAATGCATTCAACCGTTCAGGGATAATGCGCTCGCCACTTACCCACGGATCATAGGTTGTATTATAGCTACCCATAATTCACACTCATGCTGTGTAGTAGACAATCAATCCGGATACTTGAACCGCAGCACTCAGTACTATTTGGAAAGCTTCATTGTTAGCAAGCGGGATCGCATAGTCTCCAAAGAATTGCGAATATGCTTCCCCATCCGCCATTTCTACCGGGCCTGTGAGATTACCTGTCGCTCCATCTCCCTTGAAAGTTACATCTACAGCGCCTTCTGCACGAATATACCATCCAAGAATATAAAGCTTGTTGGAAGCGCCCGGTGCCGGAATGAGTGTTGTAGTGCCGCTTGAGTTTTCATCGACTGCCTTTGTGGCGACAGTCCGACTTGTACCTTGGGTCAATATCGTGATTACGTCGCTGATCGATACTTCCCCGATATTGACTCCTGGGTTTGACCCCAATTTTCCAATTGCCGCGGTACCTGCGGCAAGCTGAATTGATCCTGCTGTAATCTTTACCCAAAGAGAACCATCTGACTCTGCCTTCAACACTGTATCGGCTGCCGCTGCATTCTTCGCATACAACGATACTGCTTGTCGATGTACAGTGTCCGATCCTTCAGTAGCAGGATCTACATCGATCTTCTGTTCACTCCCTGAGTAGTCACGGATTGGAATGTTATCAGACATAGCTATGCTCTCCGACTCGGGAGCGCCAGCAGCGAAGCAAAGTCTGTAAAGTACGCCTCGACAGAAGTTCCAACTCCGAGACGGCTGGCGTCCACAAACGCCTGTCCTGACAAATCGATCGCTCGAAACGGACCCATCATGATCTTTGGACTGTAGACTTCCAGATCATAAGGATGGTAGTCTCGCGGGTCCAGTCCAAATCTACCAAAGTACATCTGTAGTTCAGAATTTTGTGTCAAGTCGCGCGCAAACAAAACCCATCCAAATCGCTCAATCAAATCTCCTGCTGCATAATCTTTCAGATGCTCATACTCTAAAGTCATCCTACGTTCTTCAAACTGAGCAGTATTCACATTGGCGCCAACAGCAATCATTGCATAGCGAAATACAAGCTCGATAGATTCCCCAAGAGACAAAGCATTCGTTAAAGCAAAACGAGGAACCATGGTAATTGCCATGTCGCTCATTTCACCAGTACCAGGAAATCCGGCAGAAAAATGAAGAAAATTATTCGCTGCATTCCCATGAGCAAAATACGCAACATCATTACTCTTTGTCGATGGATTAGAAGAACTACCAGCATCCGTAGTCGATGATGCATTTCTTCCAACAGGAGTGAAATCCACGTTCGCCATCAATGAAATCAGAGGCCACCAGCCTCTTAATTGATTGTCGGGATTTTCTAACCAGGCATAGATACCTGTTAAAGCACCTGTTTCACGACAAAATAATTCACCAGGGTATTGCCCATCCGGCAAATCTGCATGACGCCGGGTATACCTTGGGTATTCTCGTTGCCGGTTTCGTGTAATCAATGATTGGATTGGTTGATCTCGACGTTCAAACTCATCTGCAAGAGTACGATACCCGCGACCCAAGACATAAGAAGCGCGTAACTTCATGTCTTGTACTTCGTCAATCGTCAAACCTTCTGCCCGCAATATCTGGTCAGTATCAAAACCAGCCTGATATTGAATCTTCTCAGGATAAGCAATGATAGAGAAACCATGCAAATCGTCACTGAACGAAACTTTCTTAAGAGGCAAATCAGTTTCAAGCAGATCCAATACTTCATGTTTGATGATCCGCATTGCTAAATTCATCTGTGCTGAATCTTGTCCTGCCCAAGCTGCTTGAATGTATCGATAAGCAACTTGATTCAAATCCGTTTCATCAATGAACTCAGGCACTTGGATCCACCGTTCAGATGTACCTGCGTTCTTGGCTATTTTGTCTAAATCAATCGCCTCCCCCTGAGCTACTCTTCCGCCAAGATCCTTTCCGATAGCTATTACATGCGTTGGGGCCTGCTCATTCTCCTGTTCAAGATCAACTCCAACAGCACTTCGCGTAATCAAATGTATCCCTACACCCGCTGGAGGAGCTATCGTACTCTCAGGCATGAAGTAAAATTCACCGTTTTGATTCACGCCCCATTCAATACCGCCATGATAAAAAGCCAGCGTTTGTATAGTTCTCAGAACTGAGCCTTGTGCATCGAAACGTCGAATCGTATCCGTAGAAATCGTTTCGATTAATTCAGGATTCCACAAGACGCGCGTTCGCGCGACTGTATGATTTACAATCGCTTGGGCTACTAATTTTTCCACCGTATATTCAGTGCCCAATACATCGTAATCGTAATTATAGCTAACTGTTATTCGACGCAATTCGTCAATCAACCCAAACCCAGAAGCATAGTACGCAATGCCGCCATGTGAAGACCCAAGTACGCGCGCTTTATGAAGTGTGCCTCTGTATACCGTTCGCCAAACAGGCGTTGCCGGTTCCAATGTAGAAAGATCGACTTCAATCTCTACTTCCCATCGTTCCTTTAACATGCGGGCAAGTGTTACTGGATTTCCTTCATCATCTAAAAAAAGAACTCCAGTAAGTAAATTCGTTTGCAGTAAATCCGGCATTAACGCTGAATCTTCGCTACCTGAAGCAGCGTCTTGCTCCGGAAGTTCAGAAGGTGGTTCTACATATGTACGTTCAACACCCCATGATTTACGATACCTATCTAAAGTAAAAATTAAACTGAAAGCACCACATCCTCCAATACGATTCCATTCCCATGAGAGATGTTGAATGCGGCCATCCAACATGTAAATACGATCTCGATCGAATGCAGCAACAGAAGCCAACTCGTTTTCCGGATTCGATACTGCCGTCAATCGTTCTCCAGTAATCGTTCCTGTTTGATTTGGCGTAAGACTTCCAAACGCAAGAGTACCTACAACAGAGGGGCTAACTCTCACAAACCAGCAACGTGCTCTTGGTCGTATGAGATTGCCCGGTGGTAGTCCGCGAGGAAAGCCCATTAGATTTGATACCTCGGTACCCAGGAGAATAGAATCACAATATTGTCTTCAGGCGGACGTGTTCCTACTGATTGTGGAAACAATTGCTGTATGCGAAACTCATCATTGATACCGTCAGGACGCAACCAAAGAGGTACTCCACCTATACCTATTGTTACTGCTTGTCCATCAAGCCAACCTCGCACTCTTCCTAATTCAAGTAAATGAGTTTGGCCAGGAGCAATATGCACAGTACAAACTATATCTCTTTGCAAACCAAGATGCGTCAACTTATAGCCCGTTGTCCATGTACGCGTTGAATGCGTATTCTTAATTGACATTAAAGGATAAGCAACTTCATCTCCGGCATTGCGCCCAGATGTCGTACCTGCCCATTCAAGATCACTGATGTTATCGTACAGCCACGGATGGCGACCGCCTTCATTCACAGTTGAATAGACAAATGGATCTGCTCCAAACAAGCTACAATCAACTTCCATATTGTCATGACTCATGCCTGGAATGAATTGACATTTCTGTTCGCCAACGAAATATTTCACATAACGCGTATCCCAGATATGCATTTTAGCTTCTTGAAGATTCTGGTATAGCCAGTACTGCAAAGCATCGTACGCTGAACGGCCTGAGATTTTCGTTTTGTTTGCAAAGTCATCTCGCCCTGCATGAACTCCTAATTTCAATCGCATTTGCCTCGGAGCACGAGTCACAACATCCTTTATTGCTGATCCGCTAATGCTTGGTGTTGTTTCTCGTTCAATATGCTCTGGGCAATTATCTTCAAAATCGATAACTGAGATCGGGTTCCTAAGTAACTTTACTCCAGGAATTGTGTAATCATCTTCATCAAGACCATAGCCTTGATTCGTCTGTAGTTCTCCCAGACGAAAAAGCATTTTTGTTGGAAATACAGTACCCATGTTAGTACCACTGATGTCTTACAAGCATTTTGACACTTCCACCAGAAGGCGATGCTCCTCCGCATTGAAAGCGAAGATCATTCCATTTACCATTTTCGGGTCCACCTTCTAGCCAAACGAAATCGCCCGCATTGTGCCAACCTGTGACATTGAGTTGTTTTCCCGCACTCGCACCCGCCGCTGGAATCCATACAACTTCACGTATGGATCCGTCGATAATAATCTGCTCTTGTGGACCTCCAGCGTGATATGGAAGGGTAAATGGGAGTCCCAAATGAAACATCCATGGCGGATCAACCGTGTGGTTGGTGATTTTGATGAAATTAGAAATTCCATTCGCTGCTCCAACCTCAACAATGAAGATAGGCCACGTAGGCGCCGTACCCTTGTTGCGCGCCAAGTACGGATTTTCTATCGTTGTGATAATCGTCGGTGTTAGCCATTCGCCGCCAGCTTGATCAGAGAAAAACGGATCTAAAGCAAGTATCTGTGCCGTCCAAGATGCTGCTTTTCCGCCTGTCCCTGGTAAGAAATTCCATTTCAAGTCTCCGCCCATCGCGTAGATCATGCGGTCTTCCCAAATCCAAAACGTTGCTTGATCCAGTAACTTTAGATGGGCGGAGAGTCTGTTCAGCCTAAAGTAACAAAGTTGTGCATTACTTTCTCGGATCACCCCCCGTAAGCCAAACACTTTCGCACCTAATGCTCCTGCTGTTACCGATGCTCCATGCACCCCCTTAATCATACTTGGATTAAGATTTGATTCTTGAACCCACTCCATCTCCTCCAAACCATAATCATTGCGAAGATCCAACCCTTGTTTTCCTGCATATCGAGCAAGAAAAACAGGATCAACTAAATCTTCCCCTCCTCCGGATACTGCTGTGTAGTACTCACTCGAAATGAATAGATGTTTTGTGAGCGGTTCTCGATATGCTTGATAGCCGTCATGAAATAGTTGAGCAACTTCATCCGACGTTAAACACCGCCCCCAAATCTGAAGGTGAGCTATCTCGCCATCAAAGTAGTTTGTATCGTCCCCAAAACGCAAAACTCCATCCGCTTTGTAGATCTTCCCAGACCCAAGAGTATCCGTATCTTCGACGACTGTATCAATATAGAGCGTAACATTCCCCGCTCCGTCTAAAGTCCAGATAACATGGTACCAAGTATTGATACTGAAAGAAGATCCTTGCACAAGCGTTACAAAGCTTGATCCTGTATCGTCTTCAACGACCAATGCAATAATGTCCGTAGGTCCGGCCGATAGCTTCCATGACTTACTAGGAGATGAACTGTGAATTACTTTAGCAATGTCAAAAATACTTGCTGCTACGCTTGGCAGTTGATTAAATGTTACAAGTAACTCAACACTCATCTCATCCTGATTGTAAAGCTCACAATTCGGAACATTGATGTACCCTCCATATGGAAAGTCCATCACATAACCCATTAATTGCGGGCTCCATCCAGGATAAAATCCGTTACTTAGGTTGACCGTTCCGTGCGCTGCCAGCCGCGAGAAGTCTGTAGCAATACGACCTCCCCCCTCCGGAAACATCCAAGCGCCTGCTAACATGTGCGCTAATGAATGTCTCTCGTTCAATATTGGAGTTGCTGGCTTAACAAGATAACTCATTAGATCGAAATCACTTTAGTCTCGATCACCGTATATGTAACATCCCCGCCACCAGAGTTACCGCCGTACTTAATACGCGAGTACTTATGCCCCATAGGCACGATCACAGAAGTTTCTCGGCCATCGTTCGCGGTCGTAATGCCTTTTACGGGGCTTCCGTACTCAAACCAGTTATTTTGATCAGGACTGGTTTCGATGATTACTTCGCCAACGGTCGTTGGGCCGTTTGTCGTATCATTCTGGATACTGATGTGATAGACGGTCTCGTAGGATGCACTGATGTCAAGCGTAGCCGTAGTCGTGTATCCGGCTCCAGAAGCAACTGCAACCCCGTCTACAACGGTTTGAACGGTATCGGATTTCGGCATGATGGCTCCTACACATTAGAAAGAGTACCCAACGACGCTCCAATACTCTTGGCTGTGTGGAAGCTCAAATCGCGCGCCAACATCTCTACAGAATAACCTCCAGAAAGCTTGGCATTTACGCTCAGTTGTGGTGCTCCCACTTGCACGACTGTTTGTCCTCTAGATCCCAATCGTTGCATCTGACCAAGATAGATTTCGCGTGCAGAAAGAAGTGCTTGTTCTGCCCCACGAGAAAAGGTCACGTCCCCAAGTGTTTGAGTTGGGCGTATTGCCTTAGTCAGTTTAGTCAAGAGCCCATCAGTAAGTGGACGAAACATCCAGGGGGAATCTTTGGCGCCTTCATGCGTTTCAACTTCAGGAAAGACTTCCGGATGCCTTGAAAGAGCTTGCTTAGTGAATCTATGTGGAATCAATTGAGCCAATGGCACTGACAAATCCATTGACTCACGAATACCTTCCGATACACGTACATCTTCAATTAGAGGAACAAGGTATCTTTGTATAGCTTTCAAACCGGATTCCAAGCCATCCGGATTCACTAAACGCGTTACCGAGTCTTCAGCCATAGGTGGCTGGTTGATGGCAGGAATGCCAAGAGGAGCAGAACCGCCAGGCGCTAAGTATGGTGCCCCAGATGCACGACGATACGCTTGGAAAGCTGGATTGCGCTGTAGAATATTAAGTTCAAGATCCCGATATGGATCCAAACCTTCCGAAGCAATTCGATTTAACTCATCTCTCGAAAGGTAATCCGCTGTAAAAATGCGATCCAACTTTGCAAGATAGTCAGGTGTAACCGTGTCTGGTAATGCCGCCTTGACTTGATCCCGCAAAAGATTTGTCAACCGCCGCAGTTCTCGTTTCAACCTCCGTCTTGCACGTTTACGCGCTCTACTGAAGATATGACCGATACCTGCAATCGCCGCAATGATACCCAAAGGGCCGAAAGCCAAGATAGAAAGCGGCGCTGCTGCCAACATTCCAAGACCAGCAGCACTTATCTTCTCTCCTGGTTTGAATGCTTTTGAAGTAAATAGACCTGGAAGATTCGCCGCAGACCAAAGGAAAGGATTCCAAAGCGTATACATCGAACGACGTTCCATTCGACCAAACGCTTTGTCCACATCTTTCAATGATCCGCTTTTGATAATCTCATCAAGTTGCTTGCCTTGCGTGTAACTCTCAATCCCTAGCGTAGCTCCGATCGTTGCCAAGCTTAACGCTGCTCCGATAGGCCCAAGTACTCCAGCCAGCGCACTCGATGGGCCAAGAATGCCCGCTAATCCACTCGAAACGGCTCCTCCCAAACCCGCCAACGATGTCGCAACTTGGGCTCCCTTCGGTGGCAGAACTTGCCCAATCTGCGCACCTAAGTAACTAAAATCAATGTTCGATAATCCTGGTGCTTGTCCACGAATCCCGAAAGGCGAACGCCCAGGAATAGGAGCAGCCCCTTCTCCCCTTGTTCTCGAAGGCGTTATGGCCTCTGGCATTGGAGGAGCGGCGGCTGATCCGTAATCCCCTCCACCTCCGGGCGCTGGTTCTGGCGCCGCTAAGTAGCGGTCTAACCCTCCCGGCAGTCCTGTAGCAAGCGGACGTGGTGCAGAAACCACCTTGCCCGCCTGAAGCGCCTGTGCAAATGCTCCGAATGTCGGAAACTGCTGCCCACGCCGGGCCTTCGGGAATGCTTGCGAAAGTCGAGCAAAAATCGGTCGCAGGATTCCCATGGGAGAGGGTGCGAATGGCCTTCTAGGGGGCCTTGGAGGCACAGGAGGCCCCGCAGCACCACCACCAAGGGGTGCGCCCCCTTCCGGTGGTTTCGGTAGCGGAGGGGCCGGAAAAGGCTTTCTACGCGGGATAGGAACAGGTTTGGGTCTTGGCGCCGTTGGAGGAGGCAACACAAACGGAATGATGGGAGTTAATGGAGGCTGTTTTCCTTGCTTATCCGGAATGCCTAGCGGAGCAGCCCCTTCAGGCGCGGCTGTGCCAAAATCTCCACCGCCGCCCGTAAATTGCGATGTTCCGCCACCGCCGCCGCCTACAATGTCATAATTTGTGCTAGGCGCCAATGAAACCGAAAACGGTCCAGGTTTCGCTCCGCCGAGTCCTGGGATCCCAAGTCCAGCAAAAAGTTGCGAAACAAGCCCCTGCATCATCATCCGCAGGAATGTATCGAAAAATGCACTGAGAATCTTTGTCAAAACACCATTGTCACCGAAAACTCGCTGGAACTCTTTTACAAGAGGATCCAATAAAGCATCGGTAAAGGCATCCATTCCCGCTCGTGCAGCATCTTCAAAGGCATCCCCAAGCGCCGCGCTGAAAACTGTAACTTCCTCTTCCGTTCCGCGAATCTGTCTCTTCAAGTTGTCGAAAACAACATTCGTCGCCTGAGAGACTCCGCCCTCCGCCAGCGCTTCCTTGAAATCTTGAGCAAGATTCTGAGACCCTTGCGCAGCCCGTTCGAGAGTCTCTGCAAGCGCAGCTACATGATCGAGCATCCTCTGGGAAACCTCAGCGCCGGTCTCCATAGCGATATTGAGAAGCTCTTGCTGTGCAATCGCGCGAACACGTTCAATCGTCCCCTTACCTATTAACGAAACCTCGAACTCAAGATCTCGAATACGGCGCTTGATGTCTTCCCCACCAGCTTTACGTCGCTCCTCTCTACGCTCTTCCTCTGCTTGCTTCTTTCTTCGTTCTTCTTCCTTTCGCTCCAAAGCTCGCAAAATCAAAAGACGAGCCATCAAGACGGCGTTGAACTTCAAGAATGTAAATATATTTTTCGTATTTACCTTATCATTTGCATCCCAAACTTGCCGCATCGTCTCAGCAATACTTGCATCTACCTTCATCAAAGCGATGCGGCGATCCAATTGCTGAATGATGTCTCCAATTGTTTTAGATGCTTTTCTTTCGCCCTCTTGCCGTTCCCAATTAGCAAGTTCCCGTTCTTGAAGCTCTAACGCTTCTCGATACCGCGCAATGAGCTTCTTACGCTCTGTCTCTTCAATCTTGAGAGCATGTGCTTCTGCTTCCCGTAAAGCCGTTAGAATCCGTTTTTTAGATGCCGATTCTCCTATAAGCTGAGTTTCAAATTGTGTAGCCTTTATCAAGCGTTCCAAAGCGATTGTCGCTTTGTCCATCTCCACCGGATCGTAAACAGGTGGCTTGCCCTTCGGCGCTTCTTTTCCAAGCTCTCGAAATCTCCCAATTACAGCTTTGTTAAAATCATCAATAAATTTCTTTGCGGCTTTCCCTGATAGCGCATCTGCATTCTTAGCGAATTTTTGTAATTCCTCTGTTGCCTTCTTTGTCGCATCCTGAATGCGCCTGCGTAACGCTGCAGCTTCTTCAGCAGGTACTTGAACTCCCCGTGCTCCATATAAACGCGTTACTTTTTCAAGCTCGACTTGCGCAGCATATATCTCCATCAGTAGAGGAGCAAGAAGATCAATAAGTTTTATGCGGGTTTTATCCTTTAGATTCACAATATATTCGCCAATTATCGAAGTGACTCTATCAAACTTCGTAATCAGCGACGTAAGATCAAAATCCTGTCCTCTCTTTTCTGCTTCACGAATCGCTTCCCTCAAATCATCAAACTGACGAATCAGCATCAGAAGTGCTCGTGTATCTACGATGCCAGGAGCAATTTCAATTTCCAGCCGCAGCTTTTTAGCGATTTCTTGCAGTACTGGTTCAAGTTCTCTGATGGCAGCAGCACGATGATGAGGAAAAAACCGAATTTCGGGAATAACAGGAATTACTTGTTCAATCTCTTCAATCGGAATTTGAACTTTAGCTTCCCCAAGTTTCCGGATACGTGCTTCAATTTCTATCGCACGCTCATTAGCATTATGTTGAAGTTCAGTTAATCTACGGAGCGCTTTCTCTTGATCCCCAGACACCATTGCCTTGTCAAAGCGGACTTTTATTTTGATTGCTTCTTCGGCAGCTAATGCAAACTCATGAAAACGGTTCGGGAGCTTTCGCATCGCTTCGTCAACGAGACTTGCTTTGCTACTGAACGATGCGAAAACAATTACCGCAGTTGCTACTAATGATGCAATGCTGGTAAAAGAAATGCCTGATGCACGCACACTTCGCGCAAGGATCCTTGTCGCAACGGCTGCTCCTGTAGATATACGGTTGTACCGGAACAAAGCTGCCGTAGCCAACCGAATATTGTTACCAAGTCGTAAAAATGAAATACCTGTAACAACCAACATCCGTCCGAGATTAATCAAAAATGCACCAATATGCATAGCAACAAAAGCTGCTAATCCCGCCGTAACAACTTTAATCACATGCGCAAGACGTAGACCCCCTTCACTAGCTTCTTGTGCGGCGCCTTCAAAGCCCGCAAGAATACGAATGGCTTCAGTAAGAACTTGTGTACTGTCTTTCAAGAATTTGGTCAGTCCTGCTTCTCCAAGCGACTGTCCAAATTCTTCCATTGCGGAACGAAGTTGTTTGAATTGCCCGCCAAGCGTACTCTGCATCACGTCAGAGATGCGTTTCGATTCCCCCGCCAATTCTTTCTGAAGATCGATAAGATCCTCCATTGATTCGACATTGCGAATCAGAATCAATGCCTGGTTCACCGATTCACGATTGAATATACGCAATGCCTGGCTAGCGCTAAGATTTGCGCCGCGCAATGTCTTGAAGATGGAAACAAGATTATGCGCTTCTGGATTGATCTTATCCAGCGCAATGCCCATCTGTGTCAATACAGTGCGGGCTTCATCAGTTGGCTTCAACAAAGAAGCCATCACTCCGCGCAAACCACGTCCAGCAAGAGTTGCTTGAAGACCGCGATCTCCCAATACGCCAATTGCGGCTGACGTAGCTTCTACTTCTTGCCCAAGAGCGCCCGCAAGGGGTCCAGCGAATTTCAACGCCTGAGCTAGCTGCTGAATATTGGTGTTGGCGTTGTTCGATACGACGACCATTGCATCCACAACGCGCCGTGTATCTTCCGCTCGAAGAGCAAATTGCTGAACGATATTAGATGCGTAATCGGCTGCCTCTCCAAGATCCATGAAGCCGATCGTAGCTAAGTCCAATGTCGCCCGAACGGCAGCAATCGATTGCTGAACACTAAACCCGGTACGCGCAAGATAGAGAAGACCTTCAGCAGACTCTTTCGCAGTAAACTTTGTCGTGGCGCCAAGAGCACGAGCAGTCTTCGTCAAGTACTCGAACTCTCGTGCAGTTGCTCTAGAGATGGCTCCTACCTGCGCCATCGTGTCATCAAACTCAGCCAACAGCGTCGTTGTCGCCCGTAATGCTCGAATACCCGTGAACACCGCAAAAAAGCCAGCCATCGCCTTCGTAGCAAATCCTACGCGGCGTCCAGCAGCGCCCATGATACTGTTCATGCGCGCTACGGCACGGCTGGCTTCCCCAACTTTACTTCTGACTTGTCCAGTAGCCGTTGAAAATTGCCTGGCTCTACGTACACTCCGTTCTGGAAATGCAGCAGCAACGCCAATGCCAAGAGATCCTAAAGCAGCACGAGAAAGTTGCCCCGCACGCGCAACCTCTCCGAGCGCTAATGTTACCTTTTGCGCGACGGCAGAAAGCTTATCTTCGCCTTTGAAGATAACATTCATTTGCCCGGTACGACGCGCCATTTGTTTACCTTAGAAAGCAAAGTCTTCGTCAAAATCACCTATGCTCGTTGCATAAGCAGGCGGCACTTGATCATTCGTCATGCCCAAAAGAATTTCCCCATCAAAGGTAAAGTTAGGAGGGATTGGTTCAATCGTATCGGAGAAGCAATCAAACGGAACATCAGCATGTTGGCGCCCTGCACTTACCACAGAAGGCGTTCCACCACGAAACTCAGTACGGAATGTACGAATGCTGAAACTCTTGTTAAAGATGCCATCAATAGTAGTACCCAAAAAATTCAGTAAGATGTCATGTCGGTAGCCATAATAGAAAGATGTAAACGCATCTACAATTTCATCTCCAACTTCCATCACAATACGGCCATTGACTTTGCGTTTGTCTGTACGCTGTGGCTTCTGAATATTGGCACTTCCCAAAAAACGACGATCGTTTGAAAGTTGATTGTCAATCGACACCGCGTACCCAACAATTGCACTGATGTCTTTCACAATTTGAGTAATATCAATGAATCGTATCGTCACCAAATGAGTAGAATTTACAAGTTGTTCATACGTGATCGCATACCCCGTAGTAGGGTTAATCGCTTCGACATCTTTTCCGATCAGACCGAACGTTCCTGTCAAAAATCCATCTGCAGAGACACCAAGAGTCAATGAATTGACCATAATCCCTGTATAGCGGAATCCGGCGCCTACTTGTTTCCCCTTACCAATCTCAATTGTGAACGATGGTAAATCATCTACCGGGTAAAAGGCATGACTATACACGGTAGGAGAATTGGTTGGATCAGGCTGTGCGTAGGCCCATCCACCGAGCGCACCGTACAAAAGTGTTTCAAGACCTTTGTACTGTATGTCAGATAGAAAGTCCCCGCCAACTGAAATACCTGCTGCTCCGCTTACGACCCTATTGTATTTATGACCATGCCCGCGAACTCCTGATGAGTACAGATTTTCGCGGGCAAGTTGAATCGTTTCTCCAGATGCATCCAAGTACACCGCATCTATGTAAAAATCATCGGGAACTACCCCATACTCTTCTTCCCTTTTGATAATTACATAAAGATCGCGGCCTTGGCGCGGCGTCACTGTAGTTGGCGTGCCGAGCCCCATCGAACCCTCCCATTATCGCTTGGATGCCTCGCGCGCAATGTCCATCGCTTTCATCCACCACTGAAGCTGAGGCAGCGTCATACGACGGATTTCGCGCATGGAAAACCCTTTTTCTTTCATCAGCAAAAAGATGCTCGCCCACATTCCTTTGATCAGGAGTCCTCGGCGGGCGCTTGCTCTTCCTCTTCGCCCGCCTCCAGTTGGTTTCCCAGGTCATCTACATCGATGTCCATCCCACTTGCCTTGAGAACATTCATGGCAACACGTACCAGAACGGCTCCATCATTAATCCCAAACATGCGGCCAACAGCCGGACGTGTGTATTTGAATCGTTCATGATCCAAATCATCATCCGAACATCCTTCCTTACGAATGGCCAGCCAAGTTAGGGTAAGCATCAGATTCAACTGATTGTCTTTGTCTTCAAATGCTTTATTCAACTCACCATGGCGCCGCTCAAACTCACCAAGATCCCCAAAGTCTAAGACATGGATTCCATGTTTCTTGCCAAAGCGATCCGTCCACATTTCTGTTTCGGTATCCCAAACGCATCGCCCTGTTAAAACCGCCAATTCTGATTTCTGTTCCACAGGTTTTTCCGGTGGCCTTGCCGCCTCGGCAACTGGCTTAAGCGGCATTCCCTTCTTTGCGATCTCCGGATCAACTTCCCGCAACTGCTGCATCATGGATGCTTGTGCATCCGATTCAATTCCTTCGGGCTTTGGGGATGGTTTACGCTCCATGACATCACTCCTAAGTACTTCTCTGCAAAGCGGACAACAGAAGACCATTCAAATCATTCTGCGTCCTAAAAATGAATGGTTCATCATTCCACAACAATTCCGGAGGGTTCGGCGGGCTTTGCGTTCCGCTTACATCATAGTACCCTTCAAACGGAACATCCAAAATGACTACACCCGTATCCATGATCTTCGGAGTAGCCGAACGAAGATCTAATTTATTGCCTCTATATTCAATCGTGAAATCATAGCCAGGAACATTTCCATTTGGATTAGATCCAGGGCCAGTTGGGATAGGTACATTCACGCCATTCGTCGCATACTGTATCCACACACATTTCTGTGCAGATGAATAATGACGAAATGCATCGAATGCCGGGTCATTGAACTCCCCAACAAATCGTCCAGAGACTTGCCGATAGTCTCCGCGCGCAGGCTTCTTCATCAAATCGCTACCAAGCGGATAAGCAATACGAAGTTTATTATCTAGTGTAGCTTCAAAGGAAGATAGCGAAGGAATGTATGTTTCCGTACCAGGCGATTCAGAGTACCAAATCAGAATCATCCCGCCATGATGTGTACCCGTAATCATTTGATCGTGTATTACAGGAGTGCGTACCGGCACTTCAGCACTTGGTACTCTAAACAATTCCGCACGTTGCGCCACAACCGTTAATTTGCAAACCACGAATCCCATCGACAATGCTGTTAAGGTAATCGTGTTAATCACGCAACCATACAATTGCAATGCTCTTTTGCCAAACCCAACCTCCATCGTGAAAGAAGGCAAATCAGCAGCCGTCAAAAAAAGATGATTGTAAACTTCAGGAGCTTGGTTTCTCGCAAAGTTCGTAGTCTTGCGTTCTCCCCACGCGGCTTGTAGAAGTAATTCAGCACCCTTATACCCCAATTCAAAAATCAACGTTCCTTCAACATATTGATTCGTTCTGTATACTCGCGTCCATGGTACTCGTTCAGATGATAACCTCGGAGAAACAAGATTATCCATTCGCTTATCGAAATCTTCACTCGTAAAATGAACGTATTGGTGTGTAGTACCGGGGAATGGAGATGGTCGCTGACCGTACTCGGTCTCCAATTCAATCAATGCGTATGTCGAGCGACCAGACAGAGGATCGAGCGTCATCGACCATCTCCATCAAACCAAGATCACTATGGAGTCCAGGACGTATAGTTAGCAGGCTGTGCATTCGCAGCAAGTTGAGAATTGTTAATGATCGTAGCAATCAACGCTGCATCTGTCCCGAAATCACCATCTACTCCCTGCAATCCTTCCCATTCCACTTCGAGAGTGATGATACCGAAAGCGTTTACCGTGGGGGTGCCCGTGGCAATTCGCGCACGCGGCCAATCGAAAATGATGCTGAAGTTCGTACCGCTGGAAGCTGTTCCTTCTCCAGAGTCGAACTTGAAAATCATTTGTCCCACAGTCTGTGTATAGAATTGATAGAACAGCGTTGCATCGTCAAACTCAAGTACAGCGCGACCACCAGTAGCCAATCGATCAGTACGGTCAGGTTCTTTGATCAACCGTGACCCGAGAACGCGACGATCTGGGTTCAATCGATTGTCATAGAAGAACTCGAAATCACGTACACTGGCAATGTCGATATTGCTTCCACCTTCGGGTGTGAATCGCGCAATCGAAAGATGATCAGAGCGAATCAACGTATCCCTGTTTGTGCCATCGAATGAGACTGTCTTCCAATCGACATAGGCAATTTCATCAAAATCTTTGAAGATGAAACTTGCCGTAATATCGAAGAAACTATCAGGAGATACGGTTCCGCGAAGCTGAGAAACTGAACCACCATAGAAACGCACGGCCGTTTTGTCGAGATGGACTTCTGCAGTCACCGCTGGAAGTTTGTCATCTGGACGGTACTGAATCTCATTGTTACCTACATTGAGATAAAACCCCATCGCTGCTCGGAACAAACGTTGAATGGTTTCCGAATCGTAATTCGGTGTCCAAACAATATCTCCAGTAATCCCTCTCGGTCCTGGTGCGATCTTGTTGTATAGCGGGCCAATACCAGTCAACGAAGCACTACGCAGCGGACGTTCTTCCACCGTCAATGTTTCACTGTTGATGTCGATCCAGGGTTTTAACCCCGTAGCCACACCTTCAAATTGCGTAAGATCGGTATTTTTCGTTCCCCAAGCTGTCTCAAAGTTGAGACCGGCGTATGATTTGTTTCCAAGTCCGGCATCCGGCATGGCGATTACTCCTCACGCCTTTACTTTCCGGTTGCAGGCGGCGCTGCGGCTCTTCTATTGGCTGTATCATTATCGAAGCGGGAAATCTCTGGACCAAAGAGGTTCGTCCAGGCATCCGGCGCTCCTGGCACCGCACGTTTGATCTGCAACTTACACTTATCAGTACGTTCCTTGATAAAAAATCCAAATGAGATGATGTCTTTGTAATCGTCACCGTTGATTTGGATATGCGTATTGTCAGAAAGTCCGTCAGTTTCAATTACGATTTTCATGATTGTTTCCTATTCACATGCACCATGGTCTCAACTTCTATCGCACTGGCTTGCAACGATTCATCCAACGCTGACGCAAAAAGATCTTCTTCCGGTTCAAAATCAACATCTGTCACCATGGAAGATGAAATCTGACTACCTACCGCATCAAGCGTAATCCCTTCAAACAACCAATCACTCCAAAGCGCTTCAACGATCTTCTCTGTATCTTGAATTTTTAATGACACAGCCCCCGACGCTTCCGAGTACGATCGAACGTACACAATACGAATTAATAATGTGTACGCGGCTTTAAGCAACCCGGCTTCGCTCTCATCAAAAGGTGCCCGAATAGGCTTAATCAAAATGATGGGAATAACCGTGTTGCTAATGCCCGCAGCAAAATATGTTAGATCTCCAAGCTGAATGATCTTGGCGCCAACGCCTGTCGGGGCGGCTGATTTCATGCCAATTAACGACACATCCCGAAGATGCTCACAAATTACTTTTGCATGAATGTAAGCCACGGGTCATTGCCCTCTAACAACACGATTCAATAGTTTATACAACCGCAATCGTAAACCACGTTCTCCATCATCAACAGTGGGCCAAAAAAACGGATGTGCTGCAGTTCCTTCAAGACGTATCATCCGATAGATGATCCATGGATTGTAGCCTTTAGCTTCCGCCCACAAGCGTACTCGTGGCGAAAACGTAACATGCTTTCGACTTCCTTCCTCTACTGGCGCAGCATAGAAAATGTCCGCTGCAAAACGCATCTCAGGCTCTTCCAACGGACCTCGAACACGGTAATTCAAGCTCGCCTTTAAGGCACCCGTGAACTCTGGTGCTCTTTGACGAGACATACGCACCATGAACTTTCCAATCTGGATGTACGTCTCTTTAACACGATGCCAGAAAGCACCCCCTTTCTGAAAACTTCTGATGGTTGCTTCCATCTTTTTAGGACGCCTCACTTGCGTCCAAAAGAAGAAAGAACCACGAATCGCTCTAGTAGCCATTACATCTGCGTCTTTTCTTCGACCAAGCATTCCTTATGATGCGGAACGCTGCTTGTCGTGTACGCTGGCAGATCCTCCACTACTCGAAATTCGCGTCCTGTAATGTGATCAAGAGTCACCACGTAATTCTGATCAATCTCCTGGTTTCCCTGCAAATACAGAATATGGGTTCCCCGCGGCGTTCTCCCCAATACGGTTCGGATCAAGGTGGCGTCAATCGCTACCAAGCGACAAGAAATGTCTTCTCCAACTTCTTCTTGAACAACATAGTAGTACGGGTCTGTGTATGTGACAGGCTTCGTGATCGTGCATCTATGGATGAGGAGACTTTGAAAAGACACTTTACTCCTCCGTAAAGCGCGGCATATACCCAAGTGGATCTGCATAAGACATCAATACGTCATAAGCAGATCTCGGTATTGGTCCATACGCCGTCTCCGCATACTTCACACGGTAATTCAAAACTTGCTCTTCCGTGATTGCACGATTCGCCCCAATACGACTGTACAAATCTTGAATGATCTCCAAAACAGCTTGCTTAATGTCTTCAGGAACCGCGCTATACCCATACGTCAGTGAAATCTTGACGTTTTGTACTCCGATAGGCCAATACCCAAGTCCATGCGTAGGATCATTCAATGCTACAGCAGCTAAGATTCCGTCCTGTTTATAGACAATGAAATCTCGGCCCTCTGCCCATTGCTCGTCATCCCCAAATTCACGATCGTTATCGACGTGAACCGTGTACACGACAACAATCGGATAATGAAATAAATTCAGATCCCGCTCGCCATTACCATCATAGTACACGGTTTTCGCACGCTGTACGAAATGTCTACTTGTGATTCGTTCAACGATTTCGGAAGCACGATTGATGATCGGCGTTATCGTCTTTGTTAAAATCGTAGTATCGCCCAACCAATCAATTGCTTCTTCGTACGTGACTAAGGCATATTGAGAAATTGAAGCCATGGCTACGCAACTTCGGTAGCCGGAGCAATCTTTCCTCTGAGTTGAATGAAGCCGTCAGTCTCTAGCAGCGCACCTAACCAAGATTTCGGAATAATCAATTCTGTACCAGGAACCACCCTTTCTCCAGCGTACGTAACTACATGATTCCCAGACCACTTCACAAGACGCTTTTCTTCCGCGGGGCACTGAAATCCTGGTTTCGCTGTCAGATCGATACGTCGAACACCCTCCGGCGGCGGTGTTAACGCAACGCGTTCCAGATCGATTGTACGCAAGATCTTGAAATGCTGCGGCTTTGCCTCAAACGAACCTCGCATTCCCTCTGGACGTTCAAACGTTTGACCGCGCGTATACTGACCGAGCGGACCCACATAATTCATCAATGCTTTGATTTCGATTACACAAGACATTTCATTCTCCAACAATAGCTCTAAAACTGCGTTCCCTGTCCGATAGCCACCGATAGTAATGACTCTTCCTCTGCTGTCTTTCAGGTTCTCGAATACGCGTATGATGAAGAAGAGCAAATCCTACATCACGCTGTAAAAATACCGGGCTTTTCTTACGTGGAATGTGTATTCCGCGTCTCCAAATCGCATTGTGATGCCCATGAACTTTCAGATCATCATCATGCTTATGATAGCGAAACACCGGGTACGGCTTTTGTCCCGTATCCCGGTGCAATTGGACATTTGCATCCAATGCCGATGGCAATTGCGGTGATACGGAACCTATGATTTCCTCATCCCCATCAACGACCAGATACTCATCGCCATTCTCCCCAACCTTGAAGTAAGCAGTTCGTTTTACTTCTTCATTCGGCCATGGTCGTCCATTCGGGCATTCGATCACCACATCAGCCAACTCGCGTGCGATCTCTAAAGTACCATCATCAGAATGAAAGCTTTCTCCAGGAAAAGGATCATATCGTCCGTCTACAACAATGACTTTTGCATGTGGTGCTGCACATTTACACCGTAGTAAATAATCGCGTATATGTGGAGCTTCGTTGTAGATAGAAAAACATAACCACAGTGTCATCTCTTCGTCGCAACATTATGTCAAAGAGGAGAGGGCGACTGCCGCTTCGCCCTCTCCCATTCAGTTCACCTACGACGTGAGAGCGTTCGGCACGTCATATCCCTGGGCCACGACAGGTTCACCCGGATAGTAGGTTTTGAAATCTTTCCGGGTAAGCCCCACCAAGATTTGCTGATCCGTCTGAATATCCGTGAAAGTCTTGAGAGTCATGCGACGGCGGGTTCCGACAGCAAACGCCGTACGAAGAAGACAAAGGAACATCGTCTTATCCGTGGCGGTGCTGTCATAGAAACCGCTGCCATTCAGATCTTCACGAATCTTTTCGGAGAGGAGCACCGGAATGTTATCCACCTTCCCGATCTCGCCAGTCAGGATGGTGGCATTCGGGCCATACTTGTCAACCGTACGCACTTCGTCCAGCGTCATGAACTGAAGAGCGCCTGTAGGAGACGTGATATAGACAAGATTCATCGGATCGGCACCGTACTTGCCGAGGTATCCGCGAACCGTACGCACATGCACAAGTTGAAGCTGTGCGCCACCTATGTCCAGACACGTAGTAGTACCGGCCGCGTTGACATCCCACGACAAAGCACGAAGCCCATTCCACGATTTCCGTGGGTCAACACTGTCGGTCACGTCCGTATCCATGTGCGTTGTCGAAAGATCGCCATTGAGCAATGCATCTTCCACGCCGATCGCCATGTTCTGCGCAAGCTTCCTACGCAAGAATGGCATGATCGGAATGATGGAATCCTCGTTCAATTCCTCCGAGAACACCATCCGAATACCGAGCTTGGTCGTTTCCAGCGTAATGTTGCTGGTACCCGGCGTAGCAGCCGAAATCTTGGTCGCATTGTCAATGGTAGATTCCGGGATGATCTTGATCGACCCGTCCGCAGAAACGATCGGAATCTTGAAAGGATCACTCGGCATCGGGTCAATCGCATCGAACAAGCCTTCAACTCGCTGCGCAAGATGGAAGGTGTCGATCAACTGCGAAGAGAACAGAGTCGGAATCCAATCTTGCCCGGATCCGGCTGTATCGCTCATCGCCTTAATGAACTTTGCGAATCGTCTCTCACCACGTCGCCACGTCTTCAATGATCTTGGATCTGGACGTTCCACAATGGGGTGCGTCTTCGTGAGAAGAGCGGTCATGATGAGCACGTCATCCTGCCACTTGTGGAACTCTTTCGCCTCCTGCTCCATCGGAACAGTCGTCAGAAATTCTTCAGGATCGTTGGCGCTCTTGAAGATTTCCTCATGACTATCCATGGCCGCGTACTGGCCTTTACGAAGTTCATCAGCATGGGTTCTTGAAGCCGCGAGAAGGTCGTGCGCCATCTTCTCCACGTTCTCACGGCTTGAAACCCTTCCGGCAGCGTCTCTGATGCCCGCTACCGTTTTCTTCAGGTCTTCAACCGTTCTCATATTGAAATCTCCAAAGTCGTTTGAACGTACCTACCAGCAAATAATTGACTGGCGATGGCGCCCGTTACACGGGCTTCAGGCCCAACTTCTCGTTCAACACTTTTTCGAGAAGATCTTTGAGAGTTTCGTCTGTAGGAAGTCCATTCTTAACTTCTTCCAACAGATCGAAAACCTCATCAGGGATCTCATTTTGCGCCACTTCCAGCTTCTTCTTCAGGTCATCACACTCCTCAGTGAGCTTGCGAAGTTCCTCCGCTTGCTCCCCGATCTTCTTCTCTGCATTCTGTTGATCTTCGCTATGCTTCTTGAACGCGGTCTCGATCGCTGCCGTAAGTCCCCCAACTGATTTCACCAATTCAGAAACTTCGGCACTCTTCGGCACATCAACCTTGGCACCAGTCTTCTCAAGGAAGGCATTCACGCTGGTACCCAGATCTTTGACTGCCGTATGGATTGCTTCCAGCTTCGCGGAATCCATATGGTTTTCCTCCGGGTCACTTTTGAACAAAAGGAACTTCCGCTTGTTCGCGGCCCGTGTGACCAAAGAAACTTCAGTCACAACGATGTCCGTCAACCTGGGCATTGTTAACTCCCTCCCCGAGAATCCGAATCTTCTTCAAATTCACGGGTGGCGAATCCGCCCATGCTGTATCCAGTCAATTCACCACTCTGCACCAATTTCCAAATTTCTTCATCAAAGATCTTTGTCACCAAAACCCAAGTACCCAGCTTAACCATCTCTCCATTCATCTCAAATTCAACTGGAGCAATGTAGCTTTCAACAATTACTACTCCACTATTAGGAACCAAATGCTGAATTTTCATTGTCCGAAATTCAGCCAAGAACAAATGTGCCGCTTTCAGGATTTCGCCTTTATCCGAAAAGTCATCATCTGCGTCTCGAACATCTGGCTCATAGACAATGCCATAAACGAGCCGTTGTTCCTCATCCTGCTTTACAAAGCGACAGATATGTTCAATTCGTTCCTGCGGTATACCTACTGTAGCTGATTGTTTCACAAGATCCTTTTTGATAACCCCACGGTTCTTACGAACCTTTGGACTGTTCCTTTTCTTCGGCGGTTTACCGAGCTTTTCTGGAGCTAAGTTCTTGCCATCGCTGGCACGACTCATGGCCATCAATCATTCCTCCAGATCTTGCCCATTAGGATCAACTACTGATTCTTTTTTCAATCCACGTTTAGCCGCAGCCCGTGCTTGCGCAAACGCTTTCCCTTCATCTCCGGTTTCTCTGAGAACACGATTGAATACAGAAACAAAGATCTCGCGTCTTTTCTTGGGCAAGCTTTTAATATCTGAAGGAAGCGATGAATCTCCTGCTCCGGAATATGGTTTCTGAATCGGCGTCTTCGCATCCTTGCCAACAGATGCATGCAAAGCACTTGGCGCCCCCGGAACTATCATGCATTGGCAACCGCAAACATTATTGGGAGATCCTTCTGGATCTCCAGGGTACATCAGCGCTTCTCCACCAACCAAAAAAGGCTCCTGTGTCGGTACCGTCTGACCATCCGCATGAGCATGCCCATCTCGACTATTGCCTGATTCACACAACCAAGTTTTCGCCATCCATCCATTCATATCGAGCGCTTTTTGCATGCCGAAACTAATGGCTCGTGTCATTTCTGTTTCTACAGTTGTGTTCGCTCTGTGCTTGTCTACAATACTGTCTTCAAACACACTGATGATGATGCGCTCTGCTTCGCCCTTTGTGAGCCGTTCTGAATGCCCCTCTAGTTCCTTAGCCAAACGTAAACCCGTCGTCTCATTCACTTGAGAGAACATCAAAGTTACAGCATTGGCTACAGCATCATATAAATCACTGTCTGGGACAGTCTCGTACCCAAGAAGTGTAGAAATGACTAACTCAGAAGCTTCCTTAGCGAGAGGCATCAAAAGGCCAACAAAACTGTTGGTAAACTCCATCGATACATTCGTAAGAAAGCCTGTCAGTTCAGCAGGAGCCGTCTTTTCAATTGTACAGAAACCATTGCTTTCGCTTGCCAATTTCGCCATACAGTGACGACTCTGAGCAGCAAACATATCCGTTATGCATGTCAGAAGATCAATGCGATACCGCTCACGCAGTTTCCTTACAGAATTGCGTAAAATCATTTGATTCTCGCGCAATTCTTCAGTGACTACACGATCCAGGCGATTACGAGGCCGTACTTCTATCTCACGCGCACGATCCGGAGAATCCGGAAGAGTGCCAGGATCTCTTTCCTCCCCATCCCGATCTTGGGATCCGCTTGAAGTTGGCCTTATAGTACTTCCAGTGTTACGTAGATCTCGCAGAGCATCGATGAATACATCACCGTCTTCATTCGCAGGTCCAAACCCTGCCATTCCACGAGCTTCATTCCTAGTTACGAGTCCGTCCTTCCACAATGCACGGGCACGGCGCTCATTGGCTTCATCCTGCTCAGGAGACTTTAAGTAGGAAACGTAATCAGGTTTGAAGTAAAGGCTATCGTCAAAGCGAGCCACAAGATCGAGATTGAAACGATCGATGATCTTAATCAGAATCGGACCAATCGTATGTGTAACAAAGTCCGACATCTGTTGATGTGCGTTAGCCCAAGAAGATCCTTCTGTTAGGCCAACGACAATTGGCGGGACATCTCCGGCAGATAGAATTTCTTCTCGTGCAAGTTTACGCAAACGCTCGAAATCCATATCGCGGAACGTGAAAGCGATGGGCTTGTATTTCAGCCCTGCCATCAAGAGCGCGACTTCATGAGCATTTCTGCGTAGACCAAATTGATTCTTCCACTCAGACTTAACGCGCGTTTGTATAGACTTCGGAAGAATGCGGTCAGTTTCCAAGGCAGCGCTTGGGAAAGCCCCTCGCTTGAAAAAATTGCGCGAATAAAGTTGAGTATCTCGATCAACTTCAATTGCAGATTGAGCGGTATCGTATGCCGTGTACCCTTCCAGATCGTTTTCCGGATTGTACGCTCGAATCTGTATGATCTCCCACGGCTTGTAAACAATGTTTTCGCCGTTCGGAGAATACACGTATCCCTTGACACGCGTTTTAGGATCTGGAAGAGGATCGACAAATGCTGATTTCAGAGCATAAAGACCGATGGGCAGGTACTTCCGATTGATGTCAGGTAACACAGGATCATGCGCTACCATCTCTACATAACTGGTTCCTTCCAGCAAGTACTGCCAAAAAATCTCTTCCAACAAATCGAATCTGCTGGTATGTGGGTTAGGTCGTTCGATGAGATCAAGTAAAGGATGCTCGGCAACTTCTTCATCTGGCCCTGTGCCTGGAGTCTTTCGCATCAAGGCCCATCGAACAGTAGCGCCCACGGTAGCGATAGCTCGGATCGTTACAAAAGCCCAAATAGAGTCTTTGTAAACTGAACCGTGCTGGCGCTCTGATTCCCAATAGGTAGGATCGTACAGTTGCGCAGAATGAGAGTAGACGGCAAAGGCAGGCTCCGCCTTCTCAATGATCTCTGCTTCTCGGACTGTCTCTGCGCGGTGTTTACGCCCGCGCCGCCCTCCCCGTCGAGTCAAACGCTCACCCAATCATAGGTGAGGCGCTAAACGTCTCCGAAATCACATATACCGCTGCCGCCACAGCGTCCGCCAAGTCTTTGTGCCCGTGATCCGGATGATCAATCTTCCTTCCATTCCGAATCAGATTGCTAAACTCTTCATCAAAAATTGGATCATAGTAGAAATCCAGTTTGTCGTCTACCAACAGATCCAATAGGGTCTCATAGGGAGCCGAGTTACGCACAGTCGAGATGAACCGAAATGTGAATCCTCGACTTTCAAATTCCTGTCGTGTTTCTTCGGATTGCCAAGTATCGGAGACTACACAAGCTACGTAGAATCCGCGATCCCACAAATCATACGTGATCCCCCGAAGTTCAGCAAACGAAATTTCCGCGCCTTCTTCTACTTCTCTCCGGATCATCAAGTCAACGACTATCTTACCCTCTTCATAGTCCCCGTGTGCCAAGCAAAAACCAGCCGCATCCCGACGTAGCCCTAGATCATAGGCTGCCACATACTCATAATCGCTCGGGCGGAACCATTCATGATAAGGCCCACCATCTCCATTTATAATCAATGGAGACGGTCGATCATGGTTTGCTCGTTCAGTAATGAGATTAGGATTACGACAAAACTTCTCCCCGGCACTTAATGTAGGACGACACCCGATATTTCGAGCTACTTTTTCTGGCTTCTTCGCATATTCGTCCCGGTAACTTTCTATCGTTCTTTTTGGGTTGAAATCCCACGTTGGGCCAATTACGGCAAACTCAATGCCCCTTTGAAAAAACTCAGTAGGGAAATTCTCCCTAGTCAATCGAGCAGGGAGCTTTTTGTACACCAACTCTGGAGGTTTCATACGCTGTCTTTGGAGCGTTTGTCTAGAAGCCCTCCGTTTACTCATGCTGAACGCTTTCGATAGGACAAAAGATGTTCTAGACCAGGAATAACAATCCTTGAAGCGCGTGCCTCTTTAATAGGCTCAATCTTTCGAGTCATAAAATCTTTGTCTTCAAGTGACGAAGAGATAGAGATGATCTTATAGTGGTGCGGAAAGCGAGTTTGCCCAGAATCTTGAATAGCATCCCACAATTCATCCGCATTAGAACGGTCAGAGCGATCAACCAAAAAGTTTGCTTCGTCAAGCACTCCTACAAAAATATCCATACCAAGCCAAGTAGTAGCTTTTGAATGCCCACAAAGTACTTCAAAACCACCATCAAAGCTAATACGAAGCGTCTGGGCATCATAACGACCGCTGAACCAGGGACTATTCTGCAAAATAGCCGTTAACGTAGTGAACACACCCTTTTTGGCTTGAGTCTCAGATACACTTACATTCAAACAAACGATTTCCTTATTTGGAATGGATCCCAAAAAAGCTCTTGCATCTCGATAACACATCAGACGATACGTCCCGCGCGCCATCAAAATTGCAGAGACGGTCGATTTTCCTCCACCACGCCCGATCAGCATGTAAATCTCTTGTAGACTAAACTGATCTAAGTAAGTAAGTAGAGGAACAAGATTAGGAAAAATCGAACGGTTTAGGCCAAGGTAGGCATCATCTAGAACAAATTGCTCCATCGATACCGGAACTTCTCGGTATACGATGTCTGTCAAAATGTCAAAATGATCTTTTTCTGGGTAGTGAGATAAGTACTCCAAGACTTCGGCAGGAACTCCTATTCCTTCGTACGCTTTCAGCACGTTAGGAATCCGTTCGTATGCTATTAGGAACCTGTACGCGCGAAATGGTTAATCATCCTGCCGCGCGGAGATCGTTCTACCTCTCGATCGTCTAATACAGATAGTCGCTTCTTTCCGCCAGTCATTTCGTAGTAGAGACGCAGCCCTTGCATAAACTGTCGAATCTCCCTGGAAGCATCCGCAGTCAATGTTGACCTCTTGAGTTGTTGCGAAGCCTCCAACCGGGCGAACTGCGCAGCCCGGCTACCCTGCACACGTAGAATGGCCCAGAGAAGCTCGAAGATCTCATCCTTGGAAGGGACATTCCGAGCATGGATCAACTCCTCAAAGCGCTGTACAAAGGGCTCTGAAGGGCTGGAGGGCTCTTCCGACGCCGCAGAGGGCGGCGTCTCCACAGGAGATTCTGAAGAGTACTGCTGAAGAAACGTTTTCGGATCCATCTTCCCGATCCTTCCAGATAGGAACCAGGAAGATCATACTCGAAACTCAAGCCAGTTGCAAAATTTTCGCACACCAGGCTCGAAATATTGATCCAGCAATTCCCGGAAATTGTTGCACTTCCTGGTAAAGCTGAATCAGCGCTTCCATCCAAACGTAAAAACGTGTGAACTGTAACTCTTGATTTCCCTTTAGCAAATCTGCAATAAACTGATCAAACACCAAAAGCGTTGACTTCAAGAATTTCGCTAAATCTATGTTTTGCTCCTGAACGATCTCACAGTACTCCATTAATCGATCCTGATCACCCTTAAACACAGCATCTAAAAAGTCTCGCTCAGTAAACGCTCCAGCAAACCCCTCTAGACTTCTTACTAAAGAGACTGTCGGGGATGTAGCCTGACAAACTTGCTGGAGCAATTTAATAGCATTACGAACATGCCCATGAGTGATGCGAAGGATCTCCTGAAGCACATCAGCGGGAAGATCAATGTTCTCCATCGCCATGATCTGCTCCAAGCGCTGTTGACATTCCTGCAATCCAACCGGACGCAAGACAAAAACCATCGATCGCCCAGAGATCGTAGCAGGTACCTTATCCGGATTGGTTGTAGCAAAACAGAATCGCGCTCGCTCTGGAGGCTCTTCCACCAAGCGCAATAAAACGGTGAAGGCTTCCCGAGACATTGCATGCACTTCGTCAATCAAAACAACTCGATAGCGTCCATGCTGAGGCACCAATTGACACCAATGTACAAACGAGCGCAATGTCTCTACATTTCCATGCGTAGCTCCATCTACTTCCAATAGATCTGAAGTCGTTTCTCGCGCTTCCATACTGCCTGTACTTAATGCATTAGCGTACAGACGCAATAGCGTCGTCTTACCAACTCCAGATGGACCACACAACATGATGGCTGGAATCTGGCCATCAAATGCTATTTTCTGAAGCATGCCAATCAGTATTTCGTGTCCAACAACTTCAGAAAATGCTTTCGGACGATACTGTACAGGCCAATTGCTATTCACGACGATCCAATAGCGTAAAACGGGAGACCGGCTCATCGTCGGGAGGGGCATAGGGCTGTGAATGAGATACGTTCGGGCCATGCCATACCACTGATTTGCCGGTCTCCTCCAATGTCTTCAGAACATCTTCATGAATGATCGTACGATCGTCAAAAACCCAACCAGGAGCAAATCTTTCCGATCCGAGTAATATTTGAAACTCGGTAGTGGCATCATTCAGACTTAATTGCCTTCTGTGAAACGCACATAAGAATATGGGTATTTTCCATAATCCTTTCTGAACGATTCGCACTGGCTCCTGATCAGGAGAAAAATGTTCACATCGTAAATCCGTCCCACATCCAAAATCACATCTGATCATGATTGTCTCATTTCCTGGACAACTGACTTTGTTCCATCATGATGAATGTAGTACTTCTTATCTCCTACTACAAGTCCTGATTCATGAGTAATCATGACCACTTGCATTTTCGTTGCTTCAGTTAATCGTTCAATCATGTCCCCAAGTGTTTCATGATACTGTTTTGCCACATTCTTAAATGGCTCATCCAGTACCAACACTGGCGCCACGTTTTTAGTCAATTTGACGATTACAAATTGAAGCACGAACCCAAGCACATCTGAAATTCCTCCTCCCAAACTGTATCGAGGATCTCGACGCACTCCATCAATCTCAACTTCAATCGAAAGACATTGCAACCCCCTCTTTACAATGATTTCGCAATATACGCGAATTGGTTTACAAAATACTTCGGTTAACATGGCTGAAGATACGTTCTCAATCATACGAAGAATCTTCTCTTGACCTTCATCCAAAAGGCGCTTAAACACTTCCTGTACACATCGAAGAAGACGTTCTTTCGCTTCTAAATCAATACGCCTCTCGACAAGAGATGCAAGACGTACCTCTCGACTACGCTTTTCGCCAAGGCGCTGTTGTTGCTCATCCCAAGCTGTATTCAACGCAGCATTAATTTCTTCGATCTGTTCCATCAAATCATCCTTGCCAACGCTACTGCCGCTTGGTGTCCATAAAAAAGAATTACTCTATCTGTAATACTCACGATTACCCTTTTTTCTGCGCCTGCAAGGGTAACAGAAGTAAGAAAGTCCGATAATAAACATCGACAGACCATCTCACCTTCGGTATCTGCTTCGATCGCATCCGAAGCCATGCCACCTTCGTAATCCGCCGCCTGAAGTCCAATCAATCCATTTTGTACCTTCAATGTCAGTACAACATCTTCTTTACCAATCGCAGATACTCTACCTAACGCATCCTTAAGAAGCTCCGCCTCCACTCTAAACGATGTTTGCGGTTGCCCAGAAAAAAATGAAGCTATGTTCGGGAACTCTCCTCCAACGAAACGAATCCAAAACCATTGATCCGTTACACAAGCACCAAGCCAAGCCTCATCCCATCCAAAATGCAGTACCTCGTTAACATCTATACCTCGCAAAGAAGTTACAAGTTGTTCTGCGCCTCGATTCGATAAATGAATGCGCTCTACGGGATTGGATGAAAACTGAAATACCGCTGCCTTTGTGTTATCCGTAACTGATAAACGTCCATCATGAATTTCTATGAATGGATAATAATCGTTTGATGCAATAGATGTACAACGCTTCAACTGCTGCAAAAATCCATGTGCTGAAATAGATATTTTCCACTCAATCGTCGGTAGATTTTCCAGACCACACTGACCGAGAATAGGAAGACGATAACGACTTCTCCCTTGTTGCATCGAAACCATCGATTCCTTCGCTTTAATACAGATCATCCCATTTAGTGTCCCACCACTAATCGCTAAGAACTTCTCCGCAGACACTACTACCGCCCCATGTTCAATAACCTGCGCTTTCCGAGTATTGACAACAGTAAAGTACTCAAGATCTCCGGCACCTATGCATGCGCTATCATTCATCGTGTACAAAAATATACGCCCGAATCGCGGATCGTCTTTCTTACGGATAGCGCCAGAAATCCGTCTCGCAAGACTGCGCAACACATCACTGTGAATGTGCAATTCCATGCAAAGAAATTCCTAATGTTGCCAATCTCTTCTTTGCTTCCTCAGTAGCACTATTCAATTCCATATATAAATTCTGAATCGATGTATCTAAGTTATCAACATCAAATCCTTGTCTCCTCAATTCCGCTTCTAATACAGTTGCTTGTTGAGATAGGGATTCACGTTCTCCCTGTTTGCGAAGAATGCGCGTCCGTAGCTCCTCAAGCTCTCGATTCATTCGCATCATATCTTCAACCGTCATCTCTCCCTCCAAATTCAGGGCAAAGATGTCTAAACCCACACCATCTACAATGTGTACCCTTATCTGTGGGAAATTGCTCTGCGGCTACTCCAGCCAACATCTTTTTGATCCGCTCACTTACATGTCGTTCTAGGGATTCTGTAAACCGCACAGTCTTTATATACTCTTTCCAAAACCAAACGAATGATGCTCCTACCTGTTTCGCAGAAGGCCAGTAATGTTGTACCCCCCATTTGTAAAACACTAATTGGTCTGCGTCAGGTATTCGGCGGCCTCCCTTGTAGTCATATACATGAAAACTTCTGGTCGAGGGAAAGAAGACTAACAAATCGATTCGCCCTGAAATCGGTTCACCTTCTAATCCTTGTCCTGTGTAATAAAATTCAGGAATATAGATGGTATTTGGCTCTTTGGTTATTGCTCGATACATTTGAGCCGCTGTCCACTCAAATGCTTTTCTAGCTTTAGCCAAAACCCGCCCAACTAACGCTGCTGTGTGCTCTACGATCATACGTTCCTGGTACGCACGCAAGAAAGCCGCATGAACTTCCATACGTTGCCCCAAGTAAAAATCCATCGCATAGTGAACGAAATTACCAAATACTTGTGGCTCTGTTTCAACACTCCGATCTTCTTCACCATCCAGGCGCGCGTATCGGAATTGGCGAGGACACCGTTCATACATCGCCAAATACGTAGGAGCAACAGCATTGAATGGTTTACGTTTTTGCTTGGTCAAGATAGTACATAGCGACACGCTTTACATCTGGATCCAAATCCATAGATTCCAGTGTATCGTGCCCCACATCCAACTTTAACTGCGACACAATACGGTCAACATCAACAATGTGGGGTGCCGTGTCCACAAGCGCCACTGTATCTGTAAATGCCTGTTGGTATGGAGCACACGGCACCGCCACATCTTCTACTAAGATTTCTTCATTGGTAAACGTTGCTAAGATCACTCGTAACTCATCACGATGATCATCGCGGGAGATTCGTGCAATGCTTCCTGGGTTTATGAACAAAGTTCTTCCATGACGCATCGTTGGAAACCCAGAATGCAGATGCCCGTTCAAAAGAACATCCGCTCGCGGGTTTAACTGCGCATATTGATAGAAATCTCCATGTGCTGAAAAACCCGTTGGAACGAGATTTCCATGAGTAACCAAAACAGACCATTTCACCTCTTGCGCCACTAAAGCATCCAACTGCTCAGAAACCGAAAAGTACTCAGGCGTAGGGACTCGTTCAAAATCTTTACCTACAAGAAGAACATTCCCGAATAGCAATCCGGTACTAGGAATGCGTACTAGTGCTCCAGAAGCTACCAACAATCCAAATGGCTGCTTATTCAACTCTGAGTGGCGCAAACTGACATCATGATTGCCTACAATGGAAAAAGCAGTAAACCCTAGTTTCTGCCTGCGCGCCTCGTTCAACATATTTATGATTGCTACTAACAACCCGTAATCATTGAACGACCGTCGATGGAAAATGTCTCCTGTAAACACTATTCCATCTGCTCGCTGTGCTGCATACCCAATTACATAATGAAGTTTTCCCAATACCTCCAAAGGATACTGGTCATTTCTAGATGCCGGAGGAATGTCTGAAATATGTGGATCAGCCACTAGCAGGAGACGAAGAGTCATCAGCGTTTTCCATTTGCTGTGCAAGATTCGCAATCAACTGTACCATTTCTCTCGGTACAAGATGAAACCCTGCAGTCTCCATTGCTTTCAACACAGAAGCTACTGGAACCCAAATGTACAAACCGCGGGCAAGCGGACCTATGACCATCCGCTCGCCCTCGATCTGGACGTTTTCGGATCCGAGAAAAGGCATTAATTGCTGCTGATCTTAGAAGGTTTCAACAATCGCGTGAACGGTTTCCCTGAACTGTTCACCAACTCCTGCAGCATGCGTTCCACGCCCATATTGACCCGTTCTTCGTCTCGACGAGAAAGCCTCTGAGCAACCTCTGTCAAGCCGTACTGAAGATCATACGCAGAATAGCGGTTTTCCGGAAGACGATCAGCCGCCAATTCAAGAGAAGTATCATCACGCACACCGAACATGCGCATGAGCGGATCTCGCTTCTCTTCAAAATCATCTACGATGATGTGTTCGCCTTGACGAACATTTTGCATCATCTGCCTGGCATTGGCAAGCACGGATTCTCGCAGCCTTCCGAAAGCCCCCTGAACAGAATGCGGATCTCCTATAGAAAAACGACCCGTCAAACTCTTGGCGCCCTTGACGTGGACAAGACCATTTGTACACGACAAGCAAAAAAGAACTGTACGTTTAGCGATATGTGTCATACTAGTAGGATCAAAAAAAAGCTGAACACCGGGGTAATGCGGCAACTCCTCTGTGTTCAGGTTCTCTCCAATGTTGAGCATCCAAAACCCGAAAGTAGGGTCTCGTAAAGACGGGGATGAAAAACGATCGAATCGCCACTCACCCGGCCATTGCGAAGCAATATGATTGCATTCCTGCCAAAATGTGAATCTTGGTTCCGTGAGCGTACGATTGAACCCAATCACTCGCTCCCCGAAACGTACCGGAACCATTTCCAGGCCGGTATCAGATACTAGATCACGACAGACAAATTCCTGGGCTCTAGAAGAGAGCTTGCCAATAGTACGAAAAGAAAGACCAAACGTTTTGTAGAATGACTCCGATACTGGAAGCTTGTTCTGGTCGTCGATTGCCATCATCATGACTTTCTCTTCATCCGACCAGGAAAAACGATCCGGAGTCAAAATTTCAGGACGATAGCTGAACATTCCTTCAGTTCGATGAATGAACTCCTCCGCTACAGTAGGAGTCTTCATCTTCTCTTCCCAAGATACTGCAGTATTCATGCAGAAACCCTTTCTCGCAAAGCTGTCGTGGGCTGCCCACAAAGAGGACATGTTTTCGTGACTTCAAGCCACTCAGTTCTCTCTTTGATTCGCTCTGCAAGCAAATTCGACAAGTTATTTTCCTCGGTTTCTGCTATTCCTGCCTTATTCCGAAGCTCTTTTAGAGCCAGCATATTCCGTAAAGTAGCCACTTTTTCAAGAAGACCAAGCAAGTACAGATGCCAATCGCTCAAATCTTTTGGAATCTTGATCAATAAATCTCGGTAGAAAGCAGCGCGCGTCAGTAGATTAAGCGATCTTCTTAAAGCTTCGATCATGCCCATTTCCTCATCAATCCAAAGTAAAGACTTCACAGATTGACGAAAAGCAGACAACCGTTCCAAATCCTTCTGAATGCGCAAGCGCTGCAAAACCTTTGAGACATACTCCCTAATAGAAGCTAATCCACGAAGACGCGCTTCTACGTCCTGAAACGCTTTCAAGTCTTCTCGTTCCTGCTCTTCCTGCGCTCTCGTGGTTTCGACATCATGATGAACAGACTTTAGGTCTTTCTGCAATGAACGCATTGCTGCTTGAAGACGACCAATACCGCTTATTTGTGTGAGTCTATTAAGTCGTTCGCTTTCAGACGTATAGATAAATGGAGGGGGATCAATTTGAGTACGGAAATTAGGATAATACCGCTCCCCTTGACTTGCCCCTTTCTCCCCCATCTGTAGTAAAGATTCTACAATATCGGGCGCCTTCGCTCCTACAGATCGCAAAGCAACGTGATCATGCCCCACAACCACATGATACTCATTCGCTTTGGTACCTTTTTTCCACGAAATTAACGCCACTTTATCTTCGTCTGAAATAAGTGTGACTTCTACAATCATGTGATCGCAGCCATCACGCAATAATGTACGGATAGGTGCATTATCTATGAGACCGCGAAGAGCCCGTAATACCGAAGTTTTGCCCGCGTTAGTATTACCAACAAGAGTTGTTACTGCACCGATTTCAATTACAGAGTCTATGTGAGCCTGGACATTGATTATGCGAAGTCTTTGTAAACGCATTAACCGGCAAACCCTTGTCCTGGGTATAATACCAATTCACATTCTTGGTACGGGCACCCCAATTTATTCTTAATGGTCGTCACTAAAATATGCGACCGTTGATGTTTCTTTTCCCATGACTCTGTATGTTTCAGCTTCATATGCAACCGCATTGATGCGTAAAACTTCAAAGCAAGTCCGCCTGTCGTAGTGTACTTTTCAAATTCCGGAGTAAACTTACTTACCATCGCTCCAATTTTAGTGCGAAGTTGATTCACATATACGATTGTTGCCCATGTTGCTGCCAATGGTCGAATGATTCGCACCAAAGCACGAGATAATGCATTCGCTTTCGCCGCAATACGATCTGTGTCATCAATCGCTGCTGATAAAATTTCCGTAGGTTGCATAGCAGGGACAGAATCAACAACAATCAAACCAGGAAATCCGCCCTGTAATGCCATCTCGATTAATGCACATCCTTCTTCCAATGATTCTGGCTGACAAAAGGCCATGAATTGCTCATGAAAAGAAACGCCCATGCGTTGTGCAAAATTCACATCCAGCGCATGCTCATAGTCTTGCCACAGTACAGGAATGCCTTGTGACTGTACAGCAGCAGCCAATCGCATACAAAGCGTTGTTTTCCCTACATGCTCTTCGCCAAATATTTCAACGATCCTCCCACGAGGAACACCATTGATTAAGGTTGCTCGATCCAAAGCAGAAAGCATAAATGGAAAAGCTGGCCATTGAATGTGTCCACCACGAAAATCTGCTATAGCTTGCGAACCCTGCTTCTGTTTTATCGCTTCTACAACAGCAGCAAGATTGAACAACGGCGTAACGCGCTTTGCAGGATCGGGAAAATCTATATCTTGAGACACTGGCACTATTTCTTGGGAAATAGTAACACCTGTGGATTCAGCCGGGGCTTTTTTCTTTTTACCCTTTTTATGGGGCGCTTTTGTATTGCTTGGCTCCGCATCCGTAGGATTAATTCCCGTCGCCATGGTTCAAGCCTCTCGATAGGAAAAACATTCGCATATAATCCTGTCATCAACGCAATCACAATGGCGTCTGCATCATCTTCATGCACAGATAGACAGGGCTCTATGGATTGTGCAAAAGCAATGACTGGCTCTTTTCCTTCCGCCTCTACTCTCGGAATAAAATTAGATTCGCAATTCGGACACTTTAACGCATACGTAGCCATCCGCTTTTTTGCTTCTTCAGCCTTTTTAGAAGAACCATAACGATTCAATCGTGTCTTACACTTGGAGCATCGTATATAGAAGTTCCTTCTGGGTTGAACAAAAGAACGCATACGAATTGATGCTACCTCTAGTAATGGACGCTCGTGTTCCAAACACAAAGATCGTAGTTCTCCTACACGTTTTGATACTTCGATCATGTACCCGGAACCCTTAGTAGGAAAAGGTTCCTCTACTCCAACGTAATGCGCTGCTAGTACCCCGTTCTTCGTAAATTTGTACCGAAGTTTTGGCGGACGATCCTTAGCAATTACTCCAGCACCAAGCACATAAGCACCATACTTGGCTTCAACGCTTGGAACTAAAATAGCCCATCCAGTACGGAACGATATATCAAACCCAACCACCCGAATTGACATTTTCTATTCCGTAGAAGGTGGTGTTGGTAAATGCATTAAGGCGTCAATAGCAGCCCTCGCTTGCTGCGGGGTTTGTGCAGGAGCAACCGGAGGTGCCGCAGCCGGAGGTGCCGCAGCCGGAGGTGCCGCGACAGGCCCAGGAGTAGCCGGAGGCGCTGCCATAGGCCCAGGAAGCGTTGTAGCAGCCGGTTCAGAAAGATTTGGTGTTGGCGCTGCAGGAACAGGACTAGCCGCGGGCGGTGCCGGTGGCGATGCTGGCGGAGCTACCGCTGGAGGCATCGTCGCAGGAACAGCAGGTGGACTAAAATGCCCAGGAACCGCCATTCCAGGAGGTTGAAAGCCTTGTGGAACTCCCCCTCCCATACCAAATCCAGGTGCCATCATGCCAGGAGTCATGCTACGCCGCATACCTGACTTTGCCAAAAGCATTTGTGCTTCTTCAAAACCAACTTTGCGCGCACACTTTTGAGAAAGATCTTTAGGTAGTTTTGCGTACTCCGCAATGACCTTCGCTTTCAGTTGGTCATCTCTAGTCCACAAAGGGGCTCCAGAGTTATCCGGAAAAATCTGATAACGTTGAAACTGCTCTTCTTGACACATCAAAACAATGTCATAGTTAACAGGATCCCCGCACATACGAGCAAGTTGGATAAACTGCGTATGCTTATCGTGCGAATACGAAAAGGCAGTAATTACTCCATCATAGTGCCCATCAGCGCCAGGAACCGGACGCCCAGACATGTCTTGCGTATACACTAAAATATACGCTGCATACCGAAGCTTCCAATCCGCTACCTCAGTACCAGAATGACAAAATGGGCACTGTTCCCCGAGGCAAGCATAATGCCCGCCTATATAATGGGCACGTTCTACTTCAGGCTTTTGATCAAGCATAGCAATGCGACATGCTTGCCCGGCACCTAACTTAAAACGCGTAGGCGCTCCAGACGGCGATTCGGTCCATCCACCAAGTTTTGCCATAATTCACTCCTCAAGTAGCAAGTTCATCACCCACCATACCCCGATCAACTTTTATACATTCCAGTTGGATCGCCAAATCGCGCCGCGTACGTTCCAAATTCTTCAAATCTCGATCGATCAAATCCAACGCAGTTCTGTAACTATGATGAGAAAATTCTTTCTTCTTCATGCCTTCCATGTCAAAGCCACCATTAACTACAAGCTGCTGTGCGCGGAACAATCTCTCTTCTTTCGTTTTCCCCTGAACTTCTTCCTGACGATCGTACAATATTTGATCTCGCAACTCCTCTAATCGAAGACGCTCCACTTCATAGGTCATTCTTGCAAAGTCTTCGTGTCGTCGATACCATTTCCAGTATTCATTTAGGGTATTGATGTATGCTCTACACTGAGCAATGCGCATGGCGATTTCTGAACCAGTCCAGTTATTAACAGTACAAACTTCCACCTTCATGTCATTGGTGAAAGCAGTAACGTCTGCCAAAAATTTCGCCAACTTTTGCGCATGCTCTATCAGAGTAGTCATTACAAACTCCATTCATCCATTCACACGAGACCGCAATTGTTCTATATACTCAATCCATTCATTACGAAGCGCTTCTGTAAGAAATCCAGTATCCGCTATACTCCTAAACAATAGGGATTCAGCGACCCAATTTAGGATCGCTATGCGTCTATCAATAGATAGGCTCTGCAAAGTTCCATCAGGATTTCTAAACGCCTCAAAATGCTGAACGCAATCGCCCTCATTGATTCGCACTTCAAAGCCTTGTGACAAGAAAATTCCACCAGTAGCTAACTTACAACTTCTTACAACTTCCATCATGCACCCCAAATTGCTGCAATAGAGAAGCTACATGTGGCAAGACATGATCAAACACCATCGTCTTTTCCATGGCATTCCGGCATAAATAAGAAGGATGCGGTAACGGTATTACGATACAATGCTTCAATTGAATGGGGGTTCCCTGCGCTTCTGTGATTGATAGATGCCCCATTCCAGTAACTTCTCGCATAGCCTCATTACCAAATGTCAAAATGATTTTCGGTTTGATGTTTTCAATTTCCCTATGCAACCAGGTTTCCGCACAAAATTTACACTCGTACGGCGTAGGGGGTCGATTCATCGTGGTAAAACACTTCACTACATTTGTTACATGTAGTTGGGAACGATCTAGTCCAAGATTAACAAGGATACGATCTAGTAAAGCTCCAGCAGGCGCTTCATGTACAAATGGATACCCTTGTCGATCTTCTTGACGGCCCGGATTTCTCCCTACAACCATGACAACTGCGTTGAGATTTTGCTGTGGGGGTACTGGAGCATACGCCTCTTTCCGAATGATACAAGCACTACAATTACGTACTTCTGCAAAGTCGATTGCCTTTTGTTCCTCATGGATCTTTCTAAGTTCAGCCCAATTTTGCCCATACTCATAATCGATGTCGAGAGGAACATACCCATCTATAGGAAAGATCATTGCTTGTCTAACCATCTGCTCATGTTCTGCGGGAGATAACGCATTAGGTACTTCCATCAAAACAGAGTCATGCACTGTTAGCAAAGGTACAAATCCGTGCCGTTTGCCCATCTCACAGATACGATGAAAGCAGATCTTGTTTATGTCTGCAGCAGTACCTTGAATGATTGTGTTGACACATGTATGTTCCCAAAATGCCCTTTTCTTTGGGTCAGTGTTTGCAATCCCATCTGGAGGAATGATACGCGGACGACCAAACTTAGTGTAAATAATCCCCTTGTATCGCCCTTGCCAAATCATCCGTTGAATAAATTGATAGATTGCAGGATCCACAGAAAAGAATATGTCCAGAAGTGTACGCGCTTCCTCCAAACTGATCTTAAGACGTTTAGATAATCCATGCGCACTCATGCCATAGATTACACCAAAGTTACATGATTTCGCTGCATCCCTCTCATCGTCCGTTACATCAACCCATGGCTTGCGCAACATCAAACCAGCAATGACGCGATGTAAATCTAGCCCTTCCATAAAAGCTTTTATGAACACTGGCGCTTGCGCCTCTGAAGCCAATATGCGCAATTCCACTTGTTTCAAATCACTCTCAGCAAGGTAGTATCCCTCGCGCGCAATGAAGCAACTGCGTATTGGCCCTTTTTTCGGTTGATTCTGTAGATTAGGCGCTTCACAACTCATCCTGCCTGTGCTGGCATGAAATGGTTTGAAATTTGGATGAATGATCCCATCTTTAACAACCTTCCACAAACCCTTTGCATAAGTATTAAAAATCTTTGCAAGGGCCGTGTACTCCAAATATTCTCGAATACCAGGACCATCAACCATACTAAGCGCATCTCTTGCTACTGAATCTTCTCCACCTTCTGTCTTAGATAGTAATTCCACGCCGATGCGTTTGAATGCCTTAGCTACTTGAGCATGTGAATCAATATTGACATCCGAACCCAAGACAGCAAGAGCTTTCAATCTGGCTTGCTCACACTTTTCTTTGTATTCGTGTTCAAGCGTCTTAAGTTTACCTAAATCAACACGCACCCCAAATAGTTCAACATTAATGAAGTCTTCTAGAATAGCGATTTCAAGACGATGTAATGGATGAGCTTCCCATAGTGGTCCCCACATCTGAAAAAGAGTTTCTACCTCTTCAACATCATCACAAGCGTATGGAGCAATAAGATGAATAGGAATCTTACAAGCATTCCGATTCCTCTTTCCAGCAACTTGAGTAAAGCTTTTACGATCAGGCGTAGACAACCAACGACGAGAGAGCTTCTTCAACCCAAGATCCTGATCAGAATTTACAAAATGAGCCAATAACGCTGTATCTGATCGAATCAAAGGACGAACCCCCGCTTGAGCAATTAGAAACTTGATGTCAAACTTAACAAAATGATTAACGATAGGTACCCCATTCAGATATGCACAAAATTCTTCCCAAGCTTCATCAGGGACATTCCTTGAGTCCAGCCCCATATGCGCCACTGGAATATAGTAGCTTTGTCCATCGACACGAATAGCGGCTCCTGCAATCTTCCCTGTATGCGGATCCAATGAAGACGTTTCCAAATCAACGATAACTAAATCATTGCTTCGGATCGCATCAAGCATCCGTTGCCATTCAGCCATAGTTGGATAAACAACTGTGCGATCTTCTCTCACACTAGCTATTTTCGATTCATTCGACATAGCCAATTCAACATCGCATTATAAATAGGAGACTCAATTTCGAGATCCTTAACAATCGGAAAAATGCCTACTAGTTCAGCCAGTAAATCATTTAGCTGCGCTTCACTGAATAGTAGTACTTGCCCTTCCAAACGACTTTGTTGTTGCCGAGCAACCTTACCCTTTAGATTTCCTTGCTTATCGTACGTTTCTCTGTAATCAAACATACGAAAACAGAAATCAATCAATTTCCATATCAATGTCCACGCATTCACGCCATCACAAGACTGCGAAAAGCTAACTACATCTGAATATAAAAAGGATTGGAAATCAGGATCTCTATCAGGATGGCGATAAAGGACAAATGGATACGCCTTATCATAGCTCTCTGGATCGAGGTAACGTAGCTTCAGTACCTCCATCTCCACTCGCCATGAATCCCTCCCGGCACATGCAAATACTTCCCATGCCAACGCTGGAGTAATGCGTAAGCCATAAAATTTCGCTCGCTCATCTATGTACTGAACAGGATTGATGCCAAAATGCTTCATTACAGGACACTCAATCACTGTACCAACTTGTCTAATGCGTGCATGGATTCGTTCTTTCGCTTTCCATGCAGGATCCGTTGTAATCAATATAATTTCTTTACCCAATGCATTGAGGTCATACCCCATCGTTTCCCAAGACTTCAAAAAAGAAAATCCCTCAATGATATAGACCGCAGGTACTAAGTCCGGTTGACTCGCCCATTGCATCACTTTTTTCTTAGATCGGGGTTGACGCAATTCCTTCTGTAAAGCACCTGGATGTTGCTTCCGGAAACGTTCACAAATCGATCGAATGGCATTCCTACGAAGAACTTCATTGTCTCCTAAAATCCAGGTGATTGCCAT